CTCAAGGTCCGCAAGGCGATGTTGGCCCTCAAGGTCCGCAAGGCGATGTTGGCCCTCAAGGTCCGCAAGGCGATGTTGGCCCTCAAGGTCCGCAAGGCGATGTTGGCCCTCAAGGTCCGCAAGGCGATGTTGGCCCTCAAGGTCCGCAAGGCGAAGGCGATCAAGGACCGCAAGGACCACAAGGACCACAAGGCGAAACTGGCGCTCAAGGCGCTCAAGGCAGTCAAGGCGCTCAAGGCGGTCAAGGACCGCAAGGGCCACAAGGCGAAACTGGCGCTCAAGGCAGTCAAGGCGCTCAAGGCGCTCAAGGCGGTCAAGGACCGCAAGGACCACAAGGCGAAACTGGCGCTCAAGGCAGTCAAGGCGCTCAAGGCGGTCAAGGACCGCAAGGGCCACAAGGCGAAACTGGCGCTCAAGGCAGTCAAGGCGCTCAAGGCGCTCAAGGCGGTCAAGGACCGCAAGGACCACAAGGCGAAACTGGCGCTCAAGGCAGTCAAGGCGCTCAAGGCGCTCAAGGCGGTCAAGGACCGCAAGGACCACAAGGCGAAACTGGCGCTCAAGGCGGTCAAGGCGCTCAAGGCGGTCAAGGACCGCAAGGACCACAAGGCGAAACTGGCGCTCAAGGCGGCCAAGGCGCTCAAGGCGGCCAAGGACCGCAAGGACCACAAGGCGAAACTGGCGCTCAAGGCGGTCAAGGACCGCAAGGCGAAACTGGCGGTCAAGGCGGTGAAGGACCGCAAGGACCGCAAGGACCGCAAGGACCACAAGGACCACAAGGACCACAAGGCGAAACTGGCGGTCAAGGCGGTCAAGGACCGCAAGGCGAAACTGGCGGTCAAGGCGGTGAAGGACCGCAAGGACCGCAAGGACCACAAGGACCACAAGGCGAAACTGGCGCTCAAGGCAGTCAAGGTCCGCAAGGACCACAAGGCACAAAAGATGCTATTGTAGAAGGTTTATCTAAACAAAGTTATGTTTCTCTTTTCTGCACAGAAATGCCAGAAGTTAGATTTGACGACATTATCAAAATAAAGGTTTATAATCAAAAAGTAATCTCAATAATTATTGATGATTTATACACTCATGTTTGTGAGCCAAACTCAATAGAAGCTATTAGTTATGTTGCATCTTCTCCAATATCATGCGGTATGATTGTAAAAGGCAACGTACTAAATATAGAGTTTGAAGATAACGCGAAGCTTCCCGAACAAATTTTAGTAAAATTAAGCGGCATCAGAAAAGGATACGGTGATGTTAGATTTACCCCAAGGACAGAAGAGCAAATGATCGCCAATAGAAACTTCTGGCAAAGTTGGAAAAAGTAAGTAGAAATATTTTTTTTAAACGTATAATCAACTATGAGAACAAATCTTATAGTTGTAGATGATTTTTACAACAATCCAGACGAAACTAGGAAATTTGCTCTTTCTCAAAAGTTTGACGTTAAAGGGAACTTTCCTGGCTTGAGGACAAAAGATTTTTTAACTGATGGCGTTAAAAACTGCATTCAAGAATTCGTTAAACCGTACACAGGTAAATTCGTTGGCTTTTCTAGTAATTATTCTGGAAGTTTTCAAATAGCTACAGCAAAAGATAGAACTTGGATACATTCAGATGGAAATAATAAATGGGCTGGAGTTTGCTATCTCACTCCAAACGCGCCTTATACTGGAGGAACTGGATTATTCAGGCATAAAAGAACAGGAGCCTCTTCATCACTTCAACTAAAAAAAGGAGAAGATATTGAATCATTAGATTATACAAAATGGGATTTGATGGACACTATTGGAAATAAATACAATAGACTTATTTTATATCGTGGCGATTTGTTTCATGCGTCTCTTGATTATTTTGGAGACGATAAAGAAAATGGAAGGTTATTTCAGCTTTTCTTTTTTGATACAGAATTTTAATGAAAATATGTCATGTGGTTTTTTCCTCAAATCGAATAGACTATTTGAAAAAAACTTTAGAGTCTCATAAAAGATTAGATTATTGTGGACTCAGTGTAGATAGATTATTGATTGATGACTATCCGCTAGGAAGAAATGAAAATGTTTTTTTTGAAATAGCGAAGAATTACTCTATTGATAAATTAATCCTAAATAAAGAAAATTTAGGAATAACAAGAAATTGGCAAAAGCTTTTTGATATAGTCAATAATAAAGATTATGATTTTATCTTGCACCAAGAAGACGATGTTGAGCTACTGTATGATTTAAAACTAACTTCTTTAATAGACATTTTGCAATCAGATCGCAAAATTAGACAAGTTCAATTAAAAAGAAACAATTGGTATAAACACGAAGTAAAAGAAATAAAAGCCGAAAATACTGATGTTGTTTTTAAAAACTATAGATACGAAAAAACAATCGACTATTTTTGGATGATGTTTTCTTTATATCCTTCATGGATATGTAGGGAACCTATTGCAGAAAGCACTGGAAATTATCCAAGCGAACATTCAATATCTCAATACTTAAATAAAGAATACGGTTTATATACTGCGTTATTAAAAAATGAAAATGGCGGTATAATGATAAATCATTTTGGAGAATTTTTTCAAGGTAAAAGATGTCACGAAAGCGAAAGTTATTGGCCAAAGTTTAAAGAAATTGATCCAACAAAAAAATATAATTCTATCAATGGAAAATTGATTGAATAACAATAGTATTAGTTATGTTAGCTAAATACGTTATTACGAATGGCGGAAGTTTACATCCGCTCGTTATCCCAGCATCAGAAACCAACGGAACAGGATTAATGAATCCTTCTGTGTACGTAGATAACGGCAAAGTTATGATGAACTTGCGTCACTGCCAATACACAATCTATCACGCTGAAAAAGGTATTTTTGAACATCAGTATGGTCCATTAGTTTATCTTAATCCAGAGAACGACATTACTCTTACAACGAAAAACTTCTTTTGCGAACTAGACGAGAAGATGAATATTGTAAAGAGCACAAAAGTAGATACATCAAAATTAGACGTAAAACCTATTTGGGAATTTATCGGACTTGAAGATGCGCGAGTTGTCCGCTGGAGCGGCAAGTTTTACCTTTGCGGAGTAAGACGCGACACAACAACAAACGGAGTTGGCAGAATGGAGCTTTCCGAAATTGAAGTATCCGCTGATTCTGTTAAAGAAATCTCTAGAGTTAGAATCGACGCTCCTGCGCCAAACACTTCTTATTGCGAAAAGAACTGGATGCCAATTTTAGATAAGCCATATCACTTCATCAAGTGGACAAATCCAACTGAAGTTGTAAAGGCTGATCCTGTTACTGGAGCTTGTGAAACGGTAGTTCTTCAAGAACTGAATGGAGATTATAGCGGCAATATCAGAGGTGGCTCGCAAGTTATACCTTGGGAAGACGGCTATCTTTGCTTAAATCACATCACTTACCTTTTCAAGAGCGAGCTTCAAAGAAAGAACGCCCGGTATCGCCATGTCTTTACTAAGCTCGATAAAGACTTTAAGATTCAAAAAGTATCTAAAGAATTCTCCTTCATGGAAGGCGAAATTGAATTCGCGTGCGGAATGGCGCAACTTAATGACGACTTATTGATTACTTTTGGATTTCAAGATAACGCATCGTTCCTTTTGAAGACCCCAAAGAAAATCGTGGAGAACCTTTTAAATGGATAATTTACTTTTTAGCCCAGTAGAAATTTACGTTCTCGACCCTGAGAACGCTCAAAAGAATTACAACTTAGCGGTATGGTATCATAAACAAGGTCAAACCGCAGCCGCAATTTCTTTTTATTTAAGAGCCGCAGAAAGAACTGATGACAAAGACCTGTCCTACGAATGCTTGATTATGGCCGCTCTTTGCTTTGACAAACAAGGATTTCGCACGCAAACCGTTAAGAACCTTTTCCGTCATGCAATCACTTTAATTCCTGATAGACCAGAAGCTTACTTTTTACTAAGTCGATTTCACGAATACAATAAAGAATACAACGAAGGTTATCTTGTAGCTTCTATTGGTATGGGGTTTGCGAAGAATAACAAGCCAACTTTCAGCGATCTTGGTTACGTTGGTGAATATGGTCTTATTTTTGAGAAAGCTGTTTGCGCTTGGTGGTGGGGCAAAACCAAAGAATCGAGAAGATTATTTCTTCACTTGTCTGACAATTATGCAGACGTAATGAACGACGCTCATAAAACAGCAGTTCAAAACAATATGACAACTCTTGGTTGTGGCCCAGAGTCTCAAGCTATCACAAGGTACTCAAAGAAAAAATTTAAAGACCTAAGATACAAGTTCAGTGGCGCAAACTTAATTGACGTTAATTATTCTCAGGTTTATCAAGATATGTTTGTTCTTTCTATGCTAGATGGAAAGAAGAATGGAACTTATCTTGAAGTAGGTTCTTCTGAGCCTTACCACAACAGCAATACAGCACTCTTGGAAAAGAACTACGGTTGGACTGGCATTGGTCTTGAATGGGGCCAAAATCATGTTAACGAACATATCAAGCATCGCTCAAACAAAGTATTGTGCGAAGATGCGACGAAAGCTAACTATTCAAAAATCTTAAAAGAAATCGCCAAAGACGGTATCGTAGATTACCTGCAATTAGACTGCGAGCCATCTAAGAGCACATTTGAAATCTTAACTTCAATTCCTTTTAGTGATTACAAGTTCGCGGTAATCACTTACGAGCATGATCACTACGTTGACATGACAAAGACTTATCGCCAAAAGTCTAGAAACTATTTGAGATCATTAGGTTATCTAATGGCGGTTAATGACATTTCTCCAGATGGCGTTTCTACTTTTGAAGACTGGTGGTATCACCCAGACTTGATTGATCCTGTTATTGCACAAAAAATGTCGTCTGTTAACGACGACATTAAGAAAGCGGAAGATTTTATGTTAGGTAAGGTTTAATAATCTACCTTAACTTTAGAGTTTTCAAACTTCTTCATTTGTTCAGGATGCTTTGCGCCTTTTCTCTTGGCAGAGTAGTCCTTGAACACCTTCTCTTTTAAAGGGTCTGCGCCGCCTCGTTCCTGTGCCCTTTTATCGCTTAACTCGCGGCTTTTGTCCAGCAGGTCGCCATACGTGCCTTTTTTGTTCCTGGTGGCGTCAACGAAGGCTGTTGAGCTATTAGGGTCGATCTGTGAATCAATCGCGGCGTTAGGAACTTGAAATACCCTTTTCCACACTAATCCATCGCTGTCGGTATAAACATGACTTTCACTCATTGTTTGAAAGATTTCGATAGTCTTACCGTTCTCAGGATTCTCGTAGGTGTATAAGGGCATATTTTATATTAATAAAAAAGCCGCTTTTTCAAGCGGCTTTAGTTGTTAGGATACTTTAACTGATTTTGGAATTGCGTCCTCAAAATAAGGAACGAATACCTTCAAAAGACCGTTCTTGATGCTACATTCAAGATTAGATAAGTCGAATTTATCAGTGTTTACCTGAATCCTACAAGGACTAGAAACGAAAACATCTTCCAGCTCTGCTTCGACTTTAAAGAACGAATCTTGTTCAAGGTAAGTTACAAAAACGTTTTCCTTAGTGCAGCCAGGAACAGAGAAGAAGAAATGCTCACCTTCTTCCGTGAATTTTGTTTTGATTAGAGTTGGAAAAGAAGAGGGATAGGAATAGTAATTACCATTAGTTAGGACACAGCCCGAAATAGCACTACTTGAATATCCATACACATATGGAGTACTAGAGCTGATCAATCCACTTGAAGATGAGGCTCCGGTTACTAATGTTGTTGTGATGTCTGTTGTCATATATTATATATTTATGATGAAAAAATTAATTATAAGGTCTTTAAGATGTTACAAATTGACGCAACCGTCTTTTCGTAAGTGAAGGTTTGACCCAGCTTAATTCCTGCGGAGTTTATCGTCTTATTCTCCGCAAGAGTTACGGCTTTTTCGATAGCGGAGAGAGCTTCTTCTTCATTGAAGTCGTAGATTTCGCCTTGATTAAATTCTTGACCCTTCTTAAAGAAGGTTCCGTCGTAAGCTTCGATAAGGCCAGATGGTTGAACAAGAATAGAGTTTTCGCTAGTAGCCCAATCTAAATGGCTAGTTGCATTGAGAACAACGCTCCATTTGCCTAAACAAGTAGAGTTAAAAGCAGGAAGACCCCAACCTTCTGCGCCGCTCAATCCGCTAAGATCAATGTCAGCAGAGTTAAGAACGTCGTTAACTTCGGAATTCGTGGAAACATAAGGGAGAATGTTAATGTTCCAAGCAAGAGCCTTGTAACCAGAAAGAAGCTTCTTTAAGATTTCCTTATCTAAAAATGGATTTACGATAGAGCAACTAAGTTGATATTTTGGATTGTTGCCGTATTTCTTTGCCCAAAGCTTAATGATTTTGTCTGTATGCTTTCTGCGTTCAAACTTACCCATGATAACAAAGTGAATTTTATCTTGGAGGTAAACTTTGTCGGTCTTGAAAAAATCAAGATCAAAACCGAGCGGAACGTTTTCAACTTTCAAACCTTCTTCTGCAAAACTATTCTTTGCGTACGAGCTAGAAAAGATCGTAGCGTCTTGAAGACGAACAAGAGCCTTTTCAGTCTCTGTTGGCTGGTTAAGCTCATAGAAACTGAAAAGGGCTTGGCGAGGTGAAATTCTTTTCTCGGCTCCGTTGATATGCCAAAGCTTCAACGAGATAGCGTCTTTGCTCAAGTTCTTAAAGCGATTGTCAACAAGTGATTTTAGCCACTTCTTAAAATCGTTAGAAGCTTTGTCAAACGCTCCCAAATCAGGATTTGAAATTGGGAAGTAAGAAAACTTGAAAGAGCTATCAGCTTGGCTCATCTTGTAAAACTCCTTTAGGAAGTTATACGAGACATTGCCAAATGAAACTTGGTTTACTGGAGCCTCGAAAATGATTTTCATTAATAAGGAATTTCGTCGTCGTCTTGTTGAACTGGAGCTTTAGCGGCTTGCTTATAAGCTGGCTTCGCAACAGCCTTTGCTACTGTAGGTAGCGCTTCGTCATCAGAAGCGGCGGCATCCTTCTTTTTGCCACCTACGAAATTGACGCGATCAGCGACAACGATAACAGCGGAATTCTTGCGGCCATCCTTTTCCCAAGTTTCAAGCTTGAGACGACCAATGACAGAAACGCTGCTGCCCTTCTTGACATAGTTGCCGACAAATTCAGCTTGCTTTTCCCAAGTATCAACCTTGATAAAAAGCGTATCTTTATCGTTGAGGGGATTATTTACTGCGAGACGAAAAGAAGCAATCTTCTTTCCGGTTGTGGTGGACCGGATTTCTGGATCTTCTGTGGTATTACCTGCGAGGACTACATTATTAATCATGATTTTTTGTTATAGATTTCTTCAACGCTTTGAACGCCGAATTGTGAATATTGATACAACCTTGGATAGATAAGTCAAGCTCTTTTGCGATCTTTCTCCAAGGCGTTACTTTCTTGCTACCGTTAAAAGACTTATAACGCATTTTGAATATTTGGGTTATGCGTTTGTCTTCCATTTGATTTACTTGATCAAAGATTTTCTCAATGATGTCGTAATTGACTTTCTCTTTAGACTCTTCCGTCTCGAAAGCGCAATCATATTTTTCATCTAAAGATTCGTGGCGCTTCTTGTTTGAAGCGTTCAAACATAACCAACGAGTATGATTGCCTAGATAAGTTGAGAACTTGATATTCCTTGTCTCGTCAAAAGACTGAACAGCGTCGTAAATATGAGATTCTCTGCTGTCGATAAGGTCGTGTATATTGTCGATTGACGTTGTTCTTGGCGCGTACGAATGCACCATTTGAAGATAAATTCCCGAATGACGATTAACAATCTCTTGAAAACAAGAGCTATCACCAGAGCCTCTGATTTTTTCAATCAGAGATAAATCGTCCATTGATTCGGGAACTAATTTCATACTCCTGTACTTCCAAAGCCTCCTGTTCCTCTTTCTGAGGAATCTAGCGAGTCTGTTTGATGCGCTACGAGGCTAATGAACGGCGAGAAAACTAACTGACCGATCTTGTCGCCCTTTTTGTAAATCAGGTCTTTGTAAGGCTGATGACCAATGCCTAACCAGCGAAAACGAAGCTTAATTGAATCTCGGTAACCAGCGTCAATCACGCCTACAGAATTGCAAAGCGATAATTGATATTTGCTCACGCTTGACCGAGGAAACAAGAGAGTTAGAAATCCTTCTGCTGGTTGAATCACAACGCCTGTGTCGTACTCGATGTACAAAATTTGTTTCTTGTTTGGCTCACGAACAATCTTTGGGTCAGACGAAGCAATCAAATCCCATCCAGCATCATCTTTCGCTGGGGCAATCAGATTGTTTTCGTAGCCATTTTTTAAAACTTTGAACGAGTATTTGTGATCCATGTTTTGAAAGTTGCAAGGGATTCTAGTTTTCGTCAATACTTTTTCCAAAAAAAATCGCGCAGAGCGCAATAAAAACCAAAGGTTTTTATTAAAAGGAAAGGGGGTTAGGGTAAAAGGGTATGGTTTGGGGGATATAAGGGGGGATAGTATGAAAGGGGGGAGAAAAGGGGGAAAGGAAAGGGATTAGGGGAAGGGGGAAAACCAAAATAGGTGTAAAAAAATCTGTGCTGCATCGCATCAAAAAAAACATACCTTTCTGCCTGTTCTTGGGAGTGTTCTTGTACCTCTTTGGATTTTTCATTTTGACCAAACAACACGAGCTTTGCCCTAGCTACCATCCGTCCAAAGAATCGCGCCCAGACTTTTCATCACCAAAAAACCAGATCAAATTAAATTTTGTTTCAAATGGGTTCTTTGTAAAAAATCCGCCTTTTCAAGATTTTATTAGTTTAGCTTATAACTCCGATTCAGTTCTTGAATCATTAAACAAATGTGGCATTCCAAAAGAAGCTTTAGTTGTTATGCGCGACAATCAATATTCAAATGTAAATTTACAATGGTTAGACAAATACTGTTCATGGTGGATAGATGTTATAGATCTTTATCAACTATCGTATGAAAGAGAAACGTTTGATTGCGACAATTTCTCTGATTTATTTGTCACTGTGTATAGTTTTGCTTCGCACAATCGCAGCAACAAAACCTCTGCTCAAGTCGCTGTTGCAACCGTTGTAGTAGAACAAGTTAAGAACTTTGCTGATATATCATACGGTTCTGATTCTTGGCACTCTTTAAACTTGGTTTGGACTAACAGTGGATGGTTTATAGTGGAACCTCAAAACGGAACCTATATAAGTCTTGAATCTTATCCAAACAAAAATACGATAAAGGCTATCATTTTTTAGTGTAAAAATATTATATGGAACTAGACTTTTCAAACAAAATCTCCGAAGCCAAAAAGAAAGGCTTGTGGGAAAATATTAGAGATAAGAAAAAGCGTATGGGCAAAAACTATCGCCCAGCAAAAAAAGGCTCGTCTGATTATCCAGATAAGAAAGCTTACGAAAAAGCCCAAGCTGCTATTGAACTTACTTATACAGAAGCGGAAAAGAAAACTTTAAATAAACCATTTCGTTTGCCATCTGGCTCCAATAAAAAGTTTGGCGTTTATGTAAAGAACCCAAAAGGAAATGTCGTTGTTGTTAAGTTTGGCGATCCAGATATGGAGATTAAACGTGACGATCCAGAGCGCAGAAAGAGTTTCCGCGCTCGCCATAAATGCGACACTAACCCCGGTCCAAAATGGAAAGCTCGTTATTGGAGCTGCCGTATGTGGGAAGGCGGCAAGTCCGTTACTCAGGTCACTAAAGGTTCGGTCGAGGATCAAATCCACGATCAAGAAGAGCTTCTTAAATTAAATACCGCTTTAGCCTCTGTTGAATCTGTTGAGTCCGACATCGAAGACGTGAAGTATCTTCACGAAGAGTATATGGAAATGTCTGAACAAACTTTGTTAAGCGTCGCAGATAAGGCCAAAGCTCTTATTGAAGCGATGAACAAAGATCCAGAAATTGCAATGGACTTTGCCGAGCCATTTATCGCAGCTAAACTGGCGCTTATGGATGATTACATGAACACTGTTTATAACTATATCATGTATCAGAAAGCTGGCGAAGAAAAAGATACAGATTAATTCTGTAGAATTATATTGAGCGTCCGTTATGATTGTTGGTGATCTCCAACATCGCGGACATTTCTTCTAAGTTTTCTCTCTTATCAAGAGAGAGATTGCTTTTTAATATCGCAGCTATTGATTGTGTTTGCCAAAAGAACATTCTTGGCGACATAGTTGAAATTGGTGTTTGGAAAGGTGGCAGTATGTTAGCTATGCTTTTAGCTTTAGAAAAAAATAACTGTTTAGATCGAACGGTTCATTTATACGACACATTTGAAGGAATGACTCCTTCAACCGAAGCGGATAAAGATTTCAAAGGCAGAGACGCTAATGATTTAATCAAAGAAGATTCTTTCTGGTCATGCGTATCAGGTTTAGAAGAAGTAAAAAATAACATATCTCAAAATAGTAAATATCCGTCTCATTTGATTAATTATCATAAAGGCGATATTTGCAAAACGCAATTTATTCCAGATAACATCGCTGTTCTTCGTTTAGATACTGACTGGTATGAGAGCACAAAATTTGAATTGGATAATTTTTATGATAAAGTTTGTCATGGAGGAATGGTCATTATAGATGATTATGGACACTGGAAAGGCTGCAAGCAAGCCGTTGATGAATTTATTGCAAAACGTGGGCTTTTTAAAATCCGATTAGTAGAAATCGACTATACAGGAGTATTTTTTATTAAGCCATGAAGATTGATTATTTTTGCATCCATCATCCTCCAGCTAAAGCCAGAAAAGAATACATCACTCCGTTCTTTGAGACGCTAGATTCAAAGGTTACTTGGGTAGAATACTTTTGGCCGCAAGATAAAGCCATCGAATGTCATCCTGTCGTAAATTCTCCGCACTCTGCTAATGGGGTCTTTTTAAATCCAGCAGAGCTTTCGTGTTTCTTTAAACACCGATACGCCGTAAAAATGATCTCGGAATCAACGGCTGACTTTGGCGTTGTATTTGAAGACGATATTGAGCCGCCTTCTTTTAATTGGGAAGATTACATTCAATTATTCGCTAGCGAAACCATTCGCCAAAACTGCGACATCTTATTTATTGGTTCTTTTGGAGGAAGCGACATTAACCCTAGTTTTCAATCAGGCGTCTATACCCACAAGAACTTAAAGAGCAGGTGCGCTCATTGCTACATGATCTCTCCAAAAATAGCTAAAATGATTGGATATAAACTTCTGTCAGTTAAAGAGCCTTTTGATTGGCAGCTTAACTCTATCATTTCTGATTTAAATTTAAACGTTGGCTGGAGTTTACCTCACATTAACCAGCGAACCGAAAAAGGCAGTATTCCTTCTTTACTTAGATGAAAATTTTAGTTTACACGGTAACCGATTTTAAACACTACGCTGACAACTGTATTGAAATGCTTTTCGAGAATATCGAAAAAAAAGATAACGTAGATTTTTGCGTTATATCAAACATATCTCCTCCAGATAAATTTAAGTACAAAACTATTGTAGATGATAAGAAATATAGCTACATTGGTTTTCTCAAATACTCCGATAAAGTTCCGTCTGGATACGACGCGTATGTTTATTTGGATTCTGATATTATTTACTTTGGCGACGTTAACGACTTAGTTAATGATAAGTTCAGCTTATCAATAGTTATAGAGAGTCTTAGAATGAACGAGGATTGGTTTAGATACAAAGCCGCAACCGACGAAAAAGAGATTCGCTTCTTTAAAGATAACAACGGATTAAACGCTGGAACATTCTGCTTTAAGGACATTTCTTTCTTAGCTTTGGTTCGCTCTTTTTACGAGCCTTTTATCAGCGGAGATGCTCATGCTGACGCCAGACTAGAGCAGTCATCTTATAATTATGCAGTTTGCCAATACGTTAATTTTGACTTTAGCTTATGTTTTAATTTATCTAGCGTTGTTAAATTATTCGCGTCCGATTGTTGGTTTACTCCTGAAAAAAAACTCTATCATTTCTGTGGATTCTCCAACGAAATGTTTTCTAAGTTTATTAAAATGAGTAACTTCCTAAATGAAAAACAGAGAAGATATAACAAGCTTACTTGATTCTCGTAGCATTGGATGCGAGTTGGGTGTTTTCAAAGGAGACTTCTCAAAAGTTCTTTTGGACTCTGGAAAATTCGATCAGCTTTACCTTGTTGATCCTTTTAGCGGCTCAATTCAATCTGGCGACAAGAACGGAAACAACGTAGAAGTCCATGATGGCGAAAGCCTTTTCTCTTCTGTTTCAAAAAGATTTGAGCACGTTAACAACGTCTTCGTGACAAGACAACGCTCCGATGAATTTCTTTCTATTTTCCGTGATAACTTTTTTGACTTTATCTACATAGACACAACTCATCAATATGATCAAACAATTCTTGAGTTAGAATTGGCATATAAAAAGATTAAAAATAATGGAATCGTTGCTGGTCACGATTATCATCCTCAAATGTTCGGAGAGGTGGTTAATGCTGTTCAGTTCTTTTCTAATAAATACAACTTACCGTTTACCCTCACAACCGACGACGTATTAAATACTTACATTTTCTTAATTCAAAAACCATGAAAACAGTTATTATCACAGGCGTAACAGGTCAAGACGGAAGCCTTATGGCCGACTATTTGCTTAAAAACACAGACTACAATATTCTTGGCGCAGTTCGCAGGTTGAGCGTTTCCAACCATCAGAATATTAGTCATATCTCTGACCCACGTTTTAAACTGATAGACCTCGACATTAGCGACCCTCAAAGCACTAATCATGTTATAGATACTTACAGGCCAGATTACTTTATTAATTTTGCCGCTAACTCTTTTGTTGGAACTAGCTGGGAAATGCCGCTAAACCATATGCAGAACAACTGCTTGGCAGTCATGTTCCAGCTTGAAGCTATTAGAAAGTTTGCTCCAAAATGTCGTTACTACAACGCAGGTTCTTCCGAAGAGTTTGGCGATGTTGTCACCGTTCCCCAAGACGAAACGCACCCGTTGCGCCCGCGCAGCCCATACGGAGCCTCAAAAGCCGCCGCCCGCCATATCGTCAAAGTGTGGAGAGATTCCTACAACCTTTATGCCGTGCAAGGCTGGCTATTCAACCATGAAGGAGTTCGCCGTGGTAAAGACTTTGTTACCAGAAAGATTACCTGTGGAGTAGCTAGAATCGCTAATGATTTAAAAAATGGGAAAACTCCAGCTCCATTAGAGCTTGGCAACTTATCATCTAAAAGAGATTGGAGCGATGCAGAAGACTTTGTCGATGGAGTGTGGAAAATGTTAAATCAATCTATACAACCTCCACTCGACTATGTTTTGTCTAGCAACGAAACCCATACAGTTAGAGAGTTTGTCCAATTAGCTTTTGCAGCGGCAAAAATAGAAGGCGATTGGTTTGGCAAAGAAGGCACTATTGGAGAAGCGCTTTATCATAGAGAATTGAAAATTCCACTTGTGATTGTTAATCCAAAGTTTTTTAGACCAGCAGAAGTTGAGCTTTTGCTAGGAGATTCGACAAAAGCTAGAAGCCATTTAAACTGGATGCCGAAAACGACTTTTTTCCAATTAACTAAAAAAATGGTTGACAGCGACATTAAATCATGTTCTTAGTTAGTTATGCCAGTACAATACTGTATCGACAACGAGCTTAATCCTAGCAGATTAAAGATCTTCAAAGACTTTAGCGGAATCAAGTTAGCTAGAAACGAAGCTACTTTTAGAATCAAGGACTGTCAACTTACCGCTCTTGACAAGAGTAGAGATTATTTAGATCCTTTTAGATATAAGTTTTTTGAGCTTTTCACGACTCAAGTATTAAATTACTATAATCTTAAAGATTTAAACTTTGACTTTATGGTCAATTTTAACGACGAGACAAGCAACGAATACTTAGATGATCCAAGTAAGTTTGTTTTCGCTCGTTCAAAAAGTTCTCCGCATATTTGTGTCCCTGATTCTCATATAGGGCGAACGATTGATACCTGCTCTCGATTACCTGACTTAGATATTGAATGGGACACAAAACAAGATAAGGCTTGTTTCTTTGGTTCGGATACTGGTTTACCCCTTACGGAAGAGTTAACTCAAAGAGTGAGTATTTGCCAAAGATACTTTAACAGTAAAGTCGTTGACGCAAAAATAACTAATTTCACAAAGACGCCGCCAAACTCAGCTTATTCTAGTGATTTCGTAAGTATTGCTGATCAGCTCAAATATAAATTCATTTTAAATGTAAACGGCAACACAACGTCTTGGGAGCGTTTGATTTGGACTATGGCGTCTAACTCCTTGTGCATTTACGTTCGCCCTCCAGTAGATCAAAACGACATATCTTGGTATTACCATATGTTTGATTTCGATCAAGCATTCGTTTATGTCGATGAAAACAATATAGAGTCGTGCGTAAAATTCTTGTTAGAGAATAAAGAAACTACTGCATATTTAAAACAAAGACAAAAAGTTACCGCTGAAATTCTTAGTGGCGCAGAATTTCACGCCCAATATTACGCAGGAATCTTACAGCAATATAACAAACTTTACAATGAATAAAGAAAATAGCGTTCAACTTATTGGCATTTATGGCGACGATCAAGTTCACGCTTGCTCGGCTTGGACTTCTACGTCCAGAGATATTAACGAGGAGAAGAAGCAAAGGATTGGGCCGCTGCTAAAAATGCTTGCCGAAAATGGGCATCATACGCCTTTTGAAAAGTCGTCGCTTCATTTCTTGGTTACTACTGACGTAGCTAGTCATATTCATTTATTGAAGCACAGAATTGGCGTTTCAATCAACGGCGAGTCTGCCAGATACAAAGAGATGAAAGAAGATAACTTCTGCGTACCTTCTGATTGGCCTGAACATTGGAAAGAGATTCTTGAGAACTATACCAATAATGGTCTTAGACTCTATCATAACTGCTTAGAAGATTTGGTCAAAAATCATGGCTTTGACCGTAAGCGAGCAAAAGAGTCCGCTAGATTCTTTAGAACTTACAATACGCAAGTTACTGCTGATGTGATGTTTAATTGGAGATCGTTCTACCATTTTCTTAATCTTCGCAATAAGCCAGACGCCCAAAAGGAAATCCGAGACATTGCTTCTGAAATGCTTTCTTTGGTAAGAGTTGACGGTAAGTTCCCTTTGACGATAGAAGCTTTTGGCCTTTAAGGTGTAAATATCCTATGTGCCGTCTGAACTAATCAGTCTATTAGGTGGGTCTGTTGTTGGATTCATTTTTCGCTTTATGGCTGCGAAAGCCGAAGAGCAAAAGCTACGCTTTGATCGAATGATGAAAGCGATAGATAAAGCTGATGAATCTGCCGACAAAGCCGCTAAAAGAGATGGCGACGTAGGCAAGATGGTTAGACAGTTCATTGTTGTTTCTGTTATCTTCTCTATTGTTATATCTCCTTTTCTTATGGCCCTTTTGGGCATTCCTACTTATCTTCAAGTAGATTATCAAGACGGAGGAGACATCTTAGGTTTCGTTGCAGAGAAGACTAAAACGGCTTTCGTTGAGATTTCAGGCAATTTGATCACTACTGAGATACGCCAATGCTTAATCGCAATTACAGGCTTTTACTTTGGTTCTGCTGCGGCTTCAAATAAATCTTAAAAAAGTATTGACAGTTGGTGATAACTGCTTTCTTGTGGCCGCATGGAAGAGCCATTTCAACTAGAGATTCAGTCTCCAGAGGTAGTCAAGGTTCGTAAACCTAGAAAACCAAGGAAGCCTCGCGCCGAAAGAGCACCTCGTAAACCTAGAGTCAAGAAGCCAAAACCAGCAAAGAAAGCGTCTCGTCGTGTTATCGTTGCTAGATTTGTGAGTATGCCAAAGCGCACCACCGCTGAGTTTTGGAAGAAAGAGTTTACTATTCTCAGGCAGCTTGAGGAAAGATACGGCTTTAAATTCTTGTCGGAATATGTTCCTATCAAGAAGGTTGAGAGTCTCGCTTTTTATTATGCTGATTGGAAAGCGGCAGAACTTGAAATCAAGCGCAATGAGTTTTACTATCAGCCACAACCAACCCAAACAATAGTCTTGACAGACAAGGTTGGAGAAGATTTTAACATTAAACCTAAACCAACACTAAAGGAATTTTTATCATGAGCAAGAAAGAAAAAGTAAAAGAAGAAAAAGCAGAAGCAAACGTTTCGTCTAATTCTGTCCTCAAATCATTTTTGAACGACAAGAAGGAAGATCATTACAACTTTGAAGAGACTTGTAATTATAAAGTTTCTACTGGTTCTCTAAATTTAGATATGCAGACCAGCGGAGGCATTGGACCGGGCCTTCATCGGTTCGTTGGCTTTACCGAAGGCGGTAAAACATCCGCCGCTCTTGAAGTTATGCGTAACTTCTTAAATACAGTTCCAAATTCAAAAGGCTTTTTCATCAAAGCAGAAGGTCGCCTTTCTGATGAAATGCAAAAACGTTCTGGTGTTAAGTTTGTTTTTGATGCTGAATCTTGGGATGTTGGAACCTGTTTCGTATTTGAGTGCAATATTTACGAGACAGCTGTAGATGCAATGCGTCAGTTGGTTCAGTTCAACGAAGACAAGGCTAAGTATATGTTCGTTCTGGACTCTGTTGACGGATTAATTTCCAAAGGAGATTTGAACAAAAACTTTGAAGACTCTAAGAAAGTCGCTGGCGGTGCTGTAATTGCGTCGGACTTTATGAAGCGTATGTCTATTGGTCTGACCAAACGCGGTCACATGGCAATCTTTATCTCTCAAGTCAGAAGCGATATTCAACTCGACCCATATAGCAAAGCTCCTATTCGCCAAACATCCGCTACTGGTGGTAATGCTCTGCTGCACTTCGCCAATTTCATTTTCGAGTTTGAGCCTCGTTTTGAAGGCGACGTTATTCTGAAAGACCCATCAATCAAGAAATCTGATCCAATAAAGAATCCTATCATTGGTCATTACTGCAAAATCTATATCAAGAAGAGTCCAAACGAAAAGAGTAAGAATCGTATCACTTATCCGATTAAGTACGGACGCACTAATGGGCGTTCTGTTTGGCTTGAAAAAGAAATCGTAGATATGCTCTTATCTTGGGAAATGGTAGAACGCTCTGGAGCTTGGTATTATATTTCCGAAGACTTAAAGGAGATTTGTTCTTCTAACAATATCGAGATTCCAGAAAAGTTCCAAGGCGAAAACGCACTGTTCTCTTTCATTGAAGGTAATGAAAAATTAACTAAAATCCTCCACAAGCTTTTTGTGGGTATGATTTCTAGTGATCCTTCTAATGAAATTCAAAACGCTTAATGGCAAAGAAAAATTAATTAAAAACTCTAAAAATTTCTTAATTAATTGGAAAGCCAAATCCAGAAGCAAAGTTCAATGGAGAGTAAAACAATTTTTATTCTCTTACTGGAAACACGATATTGTCTTTGAAGAGCTTCGTGTTGCTGGAACACGTTTGTCTTTGGACTTCTACAACGCGAATAAAAAAATCGCAGTAGAAGTTCAAGGCAAACAGCATCAGCAGTTTAACAAGTTTTTCCACAATAACAATCGACTCAACTGGCTCGCGCAGTTGAAGAGAGACGATTTAAAGATGAAGTTTTGCTTGACAAACGGAATCTTGCTCGTAGAGATTTACGAAGACGAGGAAATCAACCATGAGATTTTCTCAAAACAAGGAGTAGAACTATGAAGAAACCTAAAGACAAAAAAGATAACGAAAATAAAGAATTCAAATTTCCAGTCGAAATGGTCGCGCAGATTTATGAAATGTCTGGCGGCGCGGATTCGTACAAAGGCGTTGTTCTTTGTATCTGCTCTGAGAACGGCACTCCTCAAATCTACACTCGCTTCGATTCAGTTTTAACTTCTCTTGGTCTTAAAAAAGCTATGGAAGAATGGCTTAACGAAGACTCCACAGAAATTTCGGACGATAACGAATAATGCTTTATTCACTAGAAGTAGAACAGCAGTTTTTAGCTGGACTGATTCAGCATCCAGATACTTACGCAGAAGTCTGCGACTTTGTATCTGAATCTGATTTCTATTCAGAGTCCACCGTTGTTCACAAAACGATTTATCATATCATTCGTAAATGCCTTGAGGCCAACGAGAAGATAGATGAAGTAATTATAGCTCAACGCATTAAAGAAATTGGCGTCTCTTTTCAAGACAACATCAATGTCTTTGATTATTGTCGTTCCTTAGCTGTCAGAAAGACTAATCCAACAACAGCAGTTGCCGCAGCGAAAGAGATTAAGAAATATTCTATTCGCCGCACGATTCACAAGTCGGCTTTGGATGTTGCGGATAAGATGAAAAGAATGGCTCCTGATGCTTCTTATCAAAAGATTATTGAAGAAGCTGATTCATCCTTTAATAAAACAATTAATTTATATGAAAATAATGACGAAAAGCCTGTTAACATTTTTGAAGAAATGGAGTCTATCATTGAAGATCGCGGTAACAATCCGATTACTGAGTTTGGCCTTATGGGTCCATTCCCGACAGTTAACAAGATTTACGGGTCCCTTTTAAGACCCGGTAATATCACTGTTATCGTTGCCCGCTCTGGCGTAGGTAAAACTCTTTTGTCTTTGAATTTCTGCACAAAAGTTTCGGCAGAGTACGATGTTCCAGTTCTCCACTTTGATAACGGCGAAATGAGCAAAGAAGAAGTTATCATGCGTCAGTGCGCCGCTCTGAGTCACGTTCCTGTTCATCTTCTTGAAAGCGGTCTTTGGCGTAAGGCTGGATCTGAAATTGTTGATCGTGTTCGCGCTACTTGGACTAAAGTGAAGAATCTTAAATTCTATTACTACAATGTAGGAGGAATGACTACTGATCAAATGGTTAATACCTTGAAGAGATTTTACTACTCAAAGATTGGTCGCGGCAACAAGATGATCTTTAGCTTCGATTACATTAAGCCTTCTGCTGATTCTGATAAGGACAAATCTGAATGGCAAGTAATCGGTAATATGTTGGATAAGTTTAAGAAAACTATTCAACGTGATTTAGTTCAAGATCATAAACCTTTGGTGGCGATGTTCACTTCTGTGCAGTCAAATAGAAGTGGCGTAACGACTAACCGTAACGCTAGCGATATTAACGATGATGAAAGTATCGTGTCTATGTCTGACCGTATCGTTCACTATTGTTCTCATATGGCAATTCTCCGCAACAAGACAGTTGACGAAAGAATGGAGGACGGAAATGATTTCGGCACTCATAAACTGATCTTTATCAAGAATCGTTTCTTGGGTTCTGACATTGCTGGCGCAGTTGAGCCTGTGCGTATGCCAGACGGAAATTTGCGCCGTAACTTTATCAATCTTCGCTTTAATAATTTCGACGTTACCGAGCATGGAGATTTGCGCGATATTGTTCGTTCAATGGATACAGGAATAACAAGACCAGAAGCCTCTAATGAACAAGACGATGTCCCAAACTTTAACCCTTGATCCTACGCAGCTTAAAAGCTCGCTAGAATCTTTAGGTTATAATCTAAGAGATTGCGGCAGCTATTGGCGCTCTTCTGCGATTTATCGTGGAGGTGATAACGCTACAGCTTTAAAGATTTATAAGAACAGCGGCGTATGGACAGACTTTGCTAGCGGAGACAAAAGCTTCCCGATCAAGAGGCTAATTTCTCTTACCCTAAATACAAAAGATGATTCAGTGATAGATAAGTATGTAAAATTTGATCTTCAAGATATCATATCTAACGAAGTTAAAGAGAAAATCGAAATGGAAAAAATCTATCCAGAATCAATACTAGAGAACCTTCTTCCTCATTTAGATTTCTATTCTAAGAAGATGATTTCTCCGGATACTTTAAATTTCTATAAATGCGGCTACGCTACTGCTGGGCAGCTTTTCAGAAGAATCGTTTTTCCTATTTATAATTCTCAAGGAGATATTCATGGGTTTTCCGCTAGAGCTACAGTTTGGGATAAGGATTCTACCTTTCCAAAGTGGAAGCACATGGGTAAAAAAACAAATTGGGTTTATCCTCTTCACATTAAACGAGGCGGTATTGAAACTGTTAGAGAGAAAATCGCTGAAACTGGAACTGTTATTATCGTAGAAAGCATTGGTGACAGTATGGCTCTTTACGAAAACGGCTATTCAAATAACTTGGTTACATTTGGTTTAGGAATCTCCTCTAAGCTTTGTTCAACTCTTGTTGAACTTAATCCCGACAAGATCGTTATTTCCTACAACAACGATTCAAAGAGCGATTTTAATCACGGATTAGTTTCATCTTGCAAGTCGTACTTGCAGCTTTGTTCTGTTTTTGATCATACTAAACTGTCTATTAAGCTCCCTTTGGCTAATGATTTTAGCGATATGAACTTACTAAAGCACGAAGGGCAAGATGATATATTTGATAAATGGAATGATAAAATGATAAATAAAGAAGCTCAAATTAAAAAAATATACGAAATAGCTTGCCAGAATGATTTTAATCGCCTGTTAATTAAAAAAGCAGAAGAACTAAAGGACTCACTTGTCTAAACCATTAACAGCTTTATCCGCCAGCAGAATTAAGACGCTAGACAAATGCAGCTGGTCTTACTGGTGCAATTACGTTTTAAAGCTTCCTGACTCGTCTAACGATGGCGCAAATCGTGGGGACGTTGTTCACTTGATTCTCGAAATGCTTTCTAAGCCCAGCAGAAAGAAATATGTCAACAAGATAATCAAAGAAGGAGACCCTTTCGTTATTCCTTCGATCAAGTCGCTTACGCTAAAGCGCGCCCGTAGAAACCGAGTTTCTGACCCTGAAAACATGAAGCTGATTAGAGAGATGACTCTCGTAGGCTTGAAGTATGATTTCTTTGGGGATAAGAAGCAGAAGCCTATTCAAGATTTTAACGAAAGATCGTTTGATCTTACAGTAGATAAAAATGATAAAAAATACCGCATCAAAGGTTTTATTGATCGTCAGTTCGTTTACTCTGATAATTCTTCTACTGTAAGAGATTACAAAACTAGCAAAGCGGTTTTTGCTGGTAAAGATGCCGAAGATAATTTGCAGCACTTGATGTACACTCTTGCTTCAAAACAACTTAATCCAGATCACAAAGTTAAGATGGAGTTTCTGTTCTTGAAGTTTGACGTTTCTCGCGGTGGCGATGGGCTTTTGACAATGCCAGCTTTATCAGATCAAGAGCTTTCTGATTTTGAAGATCAGCTTTGCGAGATTCAAAAAGTTATCGACGGTTTTTCTGAAAGTGACGCTCACTCAAATTTCGCAGCGGATAAACCTATTCCGTCAGACGGCTCTTTTAGCGGTAAGCTTTCCTGCGGTTTTGCAAAGTTTAAGGGCCAGCTAAAGAAAGACGGCAACCCGATGTGGCATTGTCCGTATAAATTCGCCTACAACTATTACGCTCTCCGCGACAAAAACAACACCATCATAAAAACTTTCTCTGAGGAGAATATGGACGAAGCTTTTAAGACTGCGAAAGAAACCGACAAAGTTACAAAAGAGCATTACTCTGGATGTCCAAGGCACAATAAGTCTTGACAGCTTTGAAATTGTCTGAATTATTGGATTAATGATACCGCTATTCAAGTCTCACTTTTCCGTTGGAAAAAGCATCCTTACTTTAGCCGAGCCAGAAAAGCAGAAAGAAGATGGGCCAGACAGCATCATTTCTATTGCTCTCGAAAATGGTCTTAAAGAAGTTTTCTTGGTCGAGGATTCTTTCACTGGTTTTTTGTCGGCATTTAAAGCTTGCCGAGCAAACCAGCTTTCTCTCAAGTTCGGTATTCGTTTAACTGTTTGCAACAGCTACGACACAGTTGAATCATCGAAACATAAAGTCGTCTTGTTCGCTTTGAATGACGAAGGCTTTAGGCAATTAAATAGAATTTATACTTTCACCAACGCAGTGAAAGACGGAGTTATAGCAAGCGAAGATTTAAGTAACCTAATCACCAAAGATGTTCATCTTGTTATACCTTTCTATGATTCGTATGTATGGAACAACAATTATACTTTCTCAAATTGCATACCTGATTTTATTGATAAACATCATCACACATACTTCGTAGAGAACAACAAACTTCCTTTCGATAAGCATATCGCTGATTTTGTTTCGTGTTACGCTAAGAAAGGTAACATCATTGAAACCAAGTCTATCTACTACAAGAACAGAAGTGATTATGATGCTTGGGTAACTTATAAGATAGCTTGTAATCGGCGCATGGGCAAGTTTCAAACCTTATCGGCTCCAGAACTTAATGGTTGCGCCAGTAAAGAATTCTGCTTTCAATCTTGGAAAGAGTCAAAATGAAAACGCTTTTAAGAAATAACAAACATCAGAAGTTCGCCGTATTTGACACAGAGACGGAAGGCTTGTCGTTAACGTCGTCACGCCCTTGGCAACTATCTTGGATTATCTGCCAAGGAGAAGACATCATTGAAGAGCATGACGAGTTTATCTTGTTTGAAGATTTGAATATGTCGGAAGGTGCCGCCAAGATCACGAACTTCAATAAAGAAGCTTATTTAAGAAAAGCGCAACAACCTATGGAGGTTTGGAAGAAATTCGCCAAAACTCTTTATGACAAGGACGTTATTCTTGTTGGCCAGAACATCTTGAATTACGATATTTACATTTTGAACACTCTTATGAATGGCTTGGGTATTCAAAATGACTGGAGTTTCTTGAGCAGAATGATTGACACAAGAGCGTTAGCCATGTCTATCTTTAAACAAGTTAAACCTAACGACGGAGATTTTCTTTGTTGGCAGATGAAACTCATGAACCACTTTGAAAAAGGAATCAAAACAAGTCAGGCTTTTCTATTAAAGCATTATGCAATTGAGCATGATCCAGCAATGCTGCATAACGCGATGTACGATATTAAAATGAATTATAAAATCTTTCGTCGTCAAATCTCGGAGGTTGAAATCTAATGCTTGACAAATTCACAGACTACAAAAACCCGATTCCACCGGGCGTTCGGCTTCCAAAGATCGAGATCGACAGTCGCCATTACAAAAATCTTGGCATTGAAGAAAATTGCTCTAATCTTGAATTCCTTCGTCAGCTCTCGCTAAAGGCGGTCAAGGTAAAAGGCATCGACAAGAAAGAGAACAAACAGGCTTATTACGATAGAGCTAAAATGGAGCTTAGCGTTTTTGATGAGCTTGGCTTCGTTGATTACATTTTGCTCAATTGGGACATTATGAACTTTGCCCATGAGAACGGTATTCCTACTGGTTACGGTCGTGGTTCTGCCGCAGGTTCTTTGATCTTGTTCTTGGTCGGAGTCACGAATGTTGACCCAATCGAACACGGCTTGCTATTTGAAAGATTCGTTTCTAAGAGCAGAGCGAAGAAGATTGTAGTTGATGGAGTAACTTATCTTGATGGTTCTTTGATGCCTGACGTAGATAATGACATTGAGTTCTCAAAACGCCAAGCAGTTATTGATTATATCAAAGCCAAATACTCTGGCAAAACTTGTAAGATTCTTACCATGAACACTCTTACTGGTAAACTCTGCGTTAAAGAGTGCGGTAAGATTGTAGGAGAAATGAATGAAGACGCAGTGAACGCCGTTAGCGATGTTATCCCCAAACAATTCGGAAAGGTGTTTGCTCTTAAAGACGCATATAAACAAAGCGAACAGTTCAAAGCTTTCTGCGACTCTCATCCAAAAGTATTTAAAATTGCTAAAAAATTAGAAGGCTTAAATAAGAACTGTGGCGTTCATCCTTCTGGCATTTCGATTTCTTACTTCAACAACGAGGACATTATGCCTCTTCAAAAGACAGGAGAAGGCGAGCTTGTTAGTGCTTATGAAATGAACAACATTTCTGAAATCACCGTTAAGTTCGATATTCTTGGTCTTAGAACCTTGTCCGTAGTTTATGAAACCTGTCAGAAACTAGGTTTAGACTTTAAAACTCTCGATTACGACTCCTCATCTACCTACAAATACTTTCAAGACTTATCTAACCCCAAAGGACTGTTCCAAATTGAGGCCAATACCAACTTTCATGTATGCAAGAAGGTCAAGCCTCGCAATCTCTTTGAATTGGCCTGTGTGTTGGCTCTAGCACGGCCAGGCGCGTTGGATTTCATGAATCAATACGCCGAGTATGTTGAAACTGGCAACTTCCAGTCTGTTCATCCATTCTTTGATGATATTTTGGGCGTAACAGGTGGTATTCCAATCTTCCAAGAACAGTTAATGAAGATGGTAGTTAAAGTAGGCTTTACTCTTGATGAAGCTGAAACTGTTCGCCGCATCATTGGCAAAAAGAAGGTTAGTGAAATGCCAGCTTGGAAGGAAAAGATTTCTAACAAAATCAAAGAGAATAACTTAGACCCTGTTATCTCTGACGTTCTTTGGAAGGTCGCAGAAGATAGCGCTAATTATTCGTTTAACGCTTCTCACGCTGTATCGTATGCAACATTAAGTGCAATAACCACTTATCTTAAATTCAATTATCCGCAAGAGTTCTTTTTGGCTTTGCTAAAATCATCTAAGCACGAGCCTAGCCCTCACGAAGAAATCGAAGCTATATCGCAAGAGCTGCCTTTCTTTGATATTAAGCTTCTTTCTCCTGATTTGGTTAAATCGAAATCAGACTTTGAGATTGAAGAAAAGAACATTCGATTTGGCTTAAACGCTATCAAAGGTGTTTCTGATAAAGTTCTTCAAAATCTTTTAGCTTTTAGACAAAAAGAGTTTTCAGATAAAGTTGATTGTTTTGACGCTGCAAAAGAAGCTGGTCTTAATATCGGCGTCTTGTCTTCTCTTATTCAAGCTGGAACACTTTCTAGCTTTGGAGATAGGCGTTGCCGACTAGTTCTTGAAGCTCAGTCTTACAACATTCTTAGCGATAGAGAAAAGAGAAACATTAAACTTGTCGCTGCAAAATATAATTTTGACGTTCTCAAAGCTATCGCTGATCTAGTTAATAACAAACTTGCTGGTGACGACGCTAAGCCTTTTATGACTGAAAAGCGTTTCACTACGTTTAGGACCAAGTATGACACATACAAGAAGATTTACGAGATGAACAAAACTCACGAGAAGTTTGCCAACTGGTTTTTCGAGAAAAAATTACTCGGTTATAGCTACACTCACAAACTAAGAGAGGTCTTTTCAGAAGAAGATGAGCAAAGACTATTGACAACCTACGAGATTTCCCAGTTAGATGCTCGCCAGCCAGTGAAGATCGTTGGCGTAGTCAAAGAAGCTAAAAAGAAAACAAGTAAAAATGGAAACAAATATCTATTCATCCAAATCTCTGACGAATACGGGCAAATGTCTTGCCGCCTCATGGACGGCAGGGAAGACAAGCTCACTCGCTACTACGAAGGTGGCGGTAAAACACCGCAAGAAGACGACATTGTCATTCTCTACGGAAATAAATCCGACGACTCTATCTTTTTGGACTCGTTAAGTATTTTAAACGAAAAAATATATACTAAATTATCTGACTTACAATCATAAAAGTGTAAAATGAATAAAGTGGAAGACGTTAACTTCACTCCAAAAGTAAAAAGACTCTTAGACATCGCTAAGCAAAAATGTCTAAGCTATAATTACGTCGAAATTGACGAGTCTTTTATGCTTTACGCTTTGCTTTCGTCGCAATCTATGATTGTTGATAACGCATTTAGGCAGATAAAAGTGCTTCCGTCTGAACTGGTTAGCCGACTAGAAAAGGAACTTCCAGAAAGAAAGCGCAAAAAGTCTAACGTAGATTATACCGATTCGGTTATAAAGGTAATAAAAGAATCATATAAGATTTCTCGTTTTTACAATCAAAATTATACTGGTGTAGAGCATTTGTTTCTTTCTATGCTTCGCCATTCTTCTTGGGCTAAGAAGTTTTTCAAATCTCAAGGCGTTGACGTTATCTTTTTGACTAGCGAGATTGAATCTGGTTGCAAAACTGTTTCTAATCCAACAAAAAAGTTGTCCACTCAAACCGCAACTTCTACGTCCAGCAGCGTTCTAAAAGATTTTTGCATAAATTTTACAGAGAAAGCTGAGAACGGTGATTTTGACAATGCTTGTTTTCGTGATGCCGAAGTTGCTCAAGTATCAGAAGTACTTTGTCGTAAGCAAAAGCGCAATCCGATTCTCGTTGGCGAAGCTGGTGTGGGTAAAAGCACAATTGTTGGACTACTCGCTAAGAAGATTATTAGCGGCGAATCTACTGAATTCCTTTTAGGTAAAACAATCATGCAGTTAGATATGACGGCAATGATTGCTGGCACTAATCTTAGAGGTCAGTTTGAAGAGCGCCTTCATAAAGTATTAAAGGAAGTTAAAGAAGCTAAATCAATTATTTTGTTTATTGATGAAATTCACACAGTGATTGGTCTTGGCGGCGACGAAGGTTCTTTAGATACAGCTAACATCCTAAAGCCTTATCTTGCTACTGATGAGATTAGCTGCATTGGCGCAACCACCCAAAAAGAATACGAGCAGTTCTTCCAAAAGGATTCCGCAATGAATCGCAGGTTTGAGACTGTATTTGTCAAAGAGCCGAGCAAAGAAGAAACCCTTAATATCTTAAAGAACATTAAGCCATACTACGAGGAGTTCCATAAGATTCAGTTCCCTGATAAAACTCTCAGTGACATAATCGAACTATGCGCTAAGTACATTCCTAATAGAAGATTCCCAGATAAAGCTATTGATATTCTAGATCAAGTTGGAGCTAAAGTCAAAATCAAGACTTACGCTAGGTCAGAAGAGATCAAAAAGATCGAAGCTATGATTTATGAATTAGAGCAGTCCGAAGGTTTGTTTGAGTCTGAGGAATCTAAAAGTATTCAGATTAACAGTATTGTTAAAGAATACAAAGTAAAATTTGAATCTTGGATGAAGCTGCAAGAAAACAAAAAAGTGACAGCTACTCGCAAAGACGTTTATCAAGTCCTCTGCGAAAAAGTTGGGTCTATAATCGACACCAACGCTCAAGATTCTAATTTCAGAAATATACATAATGAATTAAAGAAATACGTCTTTGGACAAGATGCCGCCCTAAAGAAGATTTCCGACTGTATTTTACGCTCTTCCTTTGGGTTGTCGTCTACCAGCAAACCTCTTGGCAGTTTTATGTTTGTTGGTCCAACTGGTTCTGGCAAGACTCACTTAGCTAAAGCATTGTCTAGACAAGCCTTTGGCGGTGAAGAAAGTCTCGTAAGAATTGATATGTCAGAGTTTATGGAGCCTCATTCGGTTTCTAAGCTTATCGGCTCACCGCCCGGTTATGTTGGATACGGCCAGTCAAACATCTTCTCCAAGCAACTAGAGAAGCGTCCATCTTCTATCTTCCTGTTCGATGAAATTGAAAAAGCTCATCCAGATGTTGTTAATATACTTCTTCAAGTAATGGACAACGGAGAACTCAGTGATTCGCACGGTAGAAAGCTCAATTTTAAGAACTGCATTTTGATCATGACTGGCAACGTTGGCTTTCAGTTCGGCGACAACAAACAAATTGGTTTTTGCGCTCCAGCAGAAGAGGTCATCTCTAAAGACAGTGTTCAAGAGAAATTAAAAAGATTTTTTAGACCAGAGTTCTTAGCTCGTTTAAACGACGTAATCATTTTTGATCATTTGAAAGATGAGTCTTTGGTTAAGATCGCTGAAACAGAACTTGCATCAATCAAGGCTTCATTAAAGACAAATGGCACAACAGTATCTTTTTCTAAAGATGTTGTTAGCTTTATCTTGTCTAAGGCTAAGGATTCAAAGAATGGAGCAAGAGGGGTTATCTTCTTCATCGAAAACGAACTTAAAACAAAGATAGTTGACAGTTTGGCGTGTAGCTCGTATAATGAGATTAAAGTAAAGATTAAAGACAACGAGATACAAGTACATGGAACAAAAGAAAAACTTCTTGCAGCACACAGTTCAAGACAACACTCTGTTGCCAATTGAAGTGGAGATGCTTGATTATATCAAGGGCCGAATAGAATCTCAAGCGAACATTAAGATAGATAATTGCGAAAAATTCTCCAGAAGTCCTCTTTATGACTCTTATCTATTAACATCAGATAAGCGTCCATTTATTCTTAAAGTTAATTTGTCTCCTTTCGTCCCTAATTTTTGGGACAAGCTTTGTTCAAATAACTTTCCGTTTCATCCTAACATTGTCTCTTATGATTTATCAGGGGACTATAACTACATATGCTTTGAGATGCCAAAAGGAATGTTCGCATCTGATATTTCAAAGTATCTTTTAAGCCCAAGACTTAAACTAGAGTCCTTTTTCGCTAGAGATTTAAAGAAGATTCATTCGTTCTGTTCTTCCAATAAAGATGAAACCATAGAAACTATCGGTTCGTTTTTACCTATGGAATCCGCCATCATACAGCATACGTTTCCAGTAGCTCAATTATTTGGCGCAGTAAAATCTCGTTTTAAAAACATTTATGTTCCGTCGTTATCCGATTGTTCGATTTGTCATTTTGATCTAGATTTATCTAACATCATTTTTTCTAAAAATGAATTTAAATTCATAAATTTTGAATACGCGGCAAACGCTAATAAATACATCGAGCTTTGGTTAGCCAAGGAAGTCTTGAATTGTTCTGATTCTGATTTTGAATCATTCGCCTCTATCTACGAAGTCGATAAAGAAAAGCTTTCTTCGCTAAAAGAAGCTGCTGAATTATTTATTTTTGCTTACATGAACTCAAAGATCATATCTGAATTTATGACTTTTGGAGTCACAAATCCAACTAAACTATCAGCTTACATAAACAAGTCTCAAAAGTTTTATTCAAAAATAAAAGATAAACTTTTTGTCGAAGAAACACTTGACAAAACGATTCAAGGCTTCTATCTTCTTTGGCGTAGTTAAAATCTATGAAAACCACAAACACAAATCGCGTTATCAACGCCATCACAAATACAGCAGGTCGTTTCTTCGGCCTTGTCACCACCAACGAAGTTCTGAATGCTCGTTTCGTCAGCGAGACTCCACAAATGATCATCGTGCATGACCGCAATGCCGATGAAGTTCGTAAGTTCGCTAAGACAAGCGTTGTCGCAGTATCCTTCAGAGGTCAAACGATTACACGCTAATAACTAATTAGCGGAAATCCTCAAGCCTACGCCTAAAAACGTAGGCTTTTTTATTTTAAAATTAGTTTAAAAAGTCTATTAGCGCATTATTATCTTCAAACACAAACGATATATGCGCCTTAATTTTTACAAACCCAATAAGTCCTGCACAGGAACAGCCGCGTCTTTTAATGTAAGCAAAGACGAAAAAGGCTTAACGCTTTATACCAGCTTCGTAAAGCAAGCTGGATGGGATGAGGCTTCTAGAAAAGGCTCGTTCACTCAAAACGCCAAGAACCCTGAAAAGACAGCAGCTTTGAAGCTCAACCAAACAGAAGCGGCGTCGATCATCCGCTCTGTTCGCAAAGAAACTAAATTTAGCACAGTTCACGTTTACCAAGGCTCTTCAACTTCAATTATGTTTGGGCCTTACGAGAAGAAGAGCGGCGGTTCGGCATTTTCTTTTAGCATTAAACGCGGCGAGCAACAATTCTCTATTAGTTTTGAGTTAGGAGAGTCCGAATTACTTGCTCAATTTCTTGAAAGCTATCTAGCTGAATCTTTTCGTGTTGAGGCTCAATGAAAAAAACAGTAGTATTCCATAGCAACAGCAGCCGTATCTTTACTGGTTTCGGCAAGAACATGAAGAATGTTCTTCGTTACTTGTATAAAACTGGTAAGTATAACCTTGTCGAATTTGCTAATACTAAGTATAAAGATTCCGACGAATTAAAAACTCTTCCTTGGAAGGGCGTTGGCACTATGCCTGAACCAGCGGTTGTTCAAGCTTTAGCTTCCGACCAAACAAAACTTCGGGCAGTTAGTTATGGCCATCATGAGATTGATAATCTTATGAAAGAAATTAAGCCCGACTTTTATATCGGCATTGAAGATATTTGGGCGTTGGCTCCGCTTACAGAAAAGAAATGGTGGAATAACAACTGTATGGTATGGACAACTCTTGATTCGCTTCCTCTTTATCAAGACGCTATCAAAATCATTCCAAAGGTTAAGCATTATTATGCTTGGGCTTCGTTCGCTGGCAAAGAAGCTGAACGTCTTGGTCATCCTAAAGGCTCAATCAAAACTCTTAGAGGCTCCACTGAAACATCTTCGTTCTTTCGCTTGAAAGAAGAAGACAGAACTGCTTTGAGAAAAGAGTTTGGACTCACTGATGAATTTATTATTGGTTTCGTATTTAGAAATCAACTTCGCAAAAGCGTTCCTAACTTAATTCAAGGATTCAAGAAGTTTAAACAGGACAATCCTAAGTCAAAAGCTAAACTGCTGCTTCACACTCACTGGGGCGAAGGCTGGGATATTGCTAAACTGATCAAAGATAATGAAATAAGCAACGATGATGTATTGACCACTTACTTCTGCAAGAAATGTAAGCAGTACGAGATCAAAAAGTTTTCTGGTCAAAAGATCGCGTGCAAATACTGCGACGGTAAAGACACTGTTGAAACGACGAATATCACAAATGGCGTAAGCGAAGAGCAGTTGAATGAGATTTACAACTTAATGGATGTTTACTGCCATCCGTTTACTAGTGGCGGTCAAGAAATTCCTGTTACCGAAGCCAAGTTAACTGGTTTGATTACTTTAGTTACTAATTATTCGTGCGGCGAAGACTTTTCGACCGAAGAAAGTGGCGGTATGCCGCTTAGTTGGAAGCCGTACTACGAACCGGGCACTAATTTCATCAAAGCGACCACACTTCCTGAGTCTATCGCTGAGAAAATTGAACGAGTTTACAAGATGCCGCTCGAAAAGCGTCTTGTGATGGGTAAGAAAGCTAGAAAGTTTGTTATCGAGAATCTTTCTGCCGAAGTTATCGGTAAGCAGATAGAAGAAATCATAGACAACTCCTCAACCGTCGAATGGAATTTTGAAAGCGACTTTGTTCCGCGCAATCCAAATCATATTCCTCTCGACACAGAAGATAACGTAGCTTGGGTTATTGACTTGTACAAAAACATTCTTAGAATGACGGTTGACGAGAATGATGACGGTCTTAAAACTTGGATTTCCCAATTGAACAAAGGAGTAACCAGAGATCAAATCTTGTCTTATTTCAGAAATGTTGGAGCTAAAGAGAATCAACAAAACAATAAAATTGAATTGTCTGATTTACTTGATAAGGATGATCTTGGTCGCCGAATCTTATTTGTGATGCCGCAAAGTGCTGGCGATGTTTTCATGAGCACTTCTCTGCTTCCTTCGATTAAAGAAGTGTATCCTGAATACAACATTTACTTTGCCACAAAACCAGAATTTAACGAGCTGCTTAACGGCAATCCCCATATCCATAAAGTTTTACATTTTACTCCTGCAATGGAAAACCTCTTAACTATGGAAGGTCACGCTAAAGGCGAAGGTTATTTCGACATTACATTCTTGCCTCATTTCGGAACTCAAAAAAATTACGATTACCAGCATAACGGTATAGACAAAATTCAATTCAATCTTCTTTCTAGCCATGCACTTACTTAATCGTTACGCATTATCTTGCGGCGTTTTAATCGACAAGCCCACTGTTAACGAAGCTTATTATCCTTTAGCTATTGATAAGTATATCGTTTTCCAAACGAGCGGCAAAGGCAACTCTCGCCAGTACGATTACTGGACAAAGGTATTTTCTCACATTAAAGAATATACAACTGATTATAAAATCATTCACGTTGGAATTGAATCAGATCAATCAGTAAGTGCAGTCGATATGGACCTGAGAGGTAAAACATCTTTGCCTCAACTAGCTTACCTTATTAAGAATGCTTCTCTTTATCTTGGTATTGATAGCTTGTCAGCTCACTTTGCGGGTCATTTCAATACAAAGATCGTAGCGATGTATCCTTATTGCTACGCTCAAAACTGCAAACCGTTTTGGGGCGACCCAGCAAACCAAACTTTGCTTGAAGTTGACTGGAAGACTCAAGGTAAGCCATCCTTTTCGCTTACAGAGGAAAAGAAGAAGATTAACACGTTCATGCCAGAGGTGGTCGCTAGAGCGGCTTTAAACCAACTTGGCATTGAAAACGACTTGGATAAAGTAAAGACTTTGCACATTGGTGACTTGTATCATAAGCCTACGATTGAGATTGTTCCCGATTCTTTGATGGCTCCAGCGGTAATTAAAGATAAAATCTGCAACATCAGAATGGACTACTATTATTCTGAAGCTAATCTTGTTCGCTTGGCTTCGGTAAGCTTCCTTAACATCATTACCGATAAAGAAATTCCTATTAAAGTTATCGACGCTATCAAATCTAAGGTTCACGGTATTACAGTTATCGCTAACGAATCTATTACTCTTGAATACCTCAAGGACGTAAAATCTCTTGGAATTAAAATTGATTTAATTGCTAAGTTTGACGACAACTGGGGAGCTTTAGCTGAAAAGTTTTTTGATTTTGGTTTAGAAAAAGATGAAGTATTTGATAAAAATACAGTCAAAACACTTGACATGATAGATGAAACGTGTCTTTTTTCCTCTGAAAAGATAATCCTTTCAGAAGAGAAAGTTTTCGCCAGTAAGTTAGCTTGGAAAAATAACCAACCAAAGCTTGACAGATTGGCGAAAGTCGTAGATGATCCTGTCTTCTGGGAGGAATTAGATCACTTCCATATTATAAAAGATGAACGACTCAAACACAAAACCATTCGACAAGCCGACCAATCGTGACGAACGAGGGTTGTTAAAAAACGTTAATTATATCTTCAATCAAGATGGCTCCGTCAACTGGCGAGCTATGGTGAAACCAGCGCACCTTTATCCAAATAAAGGCGCGTTTGAACGTTTTGGTAAACCAGTTCCAGATTCTATCGAAGGGTTGGAAGATAATAAGCTTCTGATCAAGCTTTCGGGAATTAAAGAAGTCGCTAAACTTCGCGGTTATAGCAGGGTTTCATATACTTTTCCTAAACTTGAAAAAGATTATGTAGTTGCTGTATGCTCCGTAGATTGGATTTCTAATTTTGAAAGCACCAATCAAATTGCTGGTGAAGATAGCTGGGAAGCTTGTTCTTCTATGGATGTCGCTAACGCTACTTTTGAAAATACTGATGGTTTTGGTCAAAAGTTCCTAGAAACTATTGCAGCCAACCGAGCTTTTGTTCGCTCTGTCCGCAATTATCTTGGTATCCATATCGTCGGCGAAGACGAAATCGACAAGAAAGGCTCTAGCAAATTAATCGCCGCAAGCGATCATTCAAGCGACATTACTCCTCAAGGAGTTTTAAAGAATAAATTCAGAGACTCTGAACACAATTCTGGTGGGGACGAGTTTGAAAACTTTAAGAATTTTCTGCGCGGTCTTTGGAAATCTGAAACATACCGTAACGAAGAAGCTTCTAAATGGAAGACTTGGACTGATATTCCAGTTAAAGAAGCTCGCGCCTTAATTAAGTTTATCTAATATGGTCAAGAGAATCGTTAAAGCTTCTGAGCTTAAATCTATTCTTGATGAAATGTCTTTGACCGAGCGGGTTCAAAACATCTGCAAAATTCAAAAACATTGGGGGGCAGAGTGGAATTTGGACTACCTAAAATGTAAGTTAATTACCGCTCTGCTCACCCTTAAAGATGACGCTGTTTTCTTCGTTTATTTCAGAGACGGAAAACCTAACTCTATCTTTGCTGGATTTGTCTCTTCTGATTGGGTTAGCGGTAGAAGAGGTGTGCAAGAAATCATTTGGGTTACTTGCGGAAAGTCCTATCTTGACGGTATTAAGGTAATTTCTGCTGTCGAAGAATTTATTCAGCAAAGAAGCCTTGACTTCTTAAACTGCTCCTACATTAGTCATGGCGGCGACCCTAGAGTCCAGATGTTTTATATGAACAATGGATTCAATGTGGATACACTCAATTTCGTTAAGAACTACAAATAGTTTCTTAAAGAAGTTTGTTTAACATTAACGTCTTTTTAACCTGTAAATTATCTTACCTATTTTGGTTTCAATATGAAAAAATTCATGAACGTAAAGAAAAGAAGCGGCGAAGTTGAAAAATTCGATGCTGACAAAATTAATAAAGTTTTAGCTTGGGCCTGTGAAGGTATTAGCGATACTTCTCTTGAAGAAGTGGGGATTAATGCTAACCTATCTTTCTTTGATGGAATATCTTCAAAAGACGTTCACAATACCTTGATTGAGTCTGCCGCTAATTTGATCTCTGAGGAAAAGCCTCAGTATCAATATGTAGCCTCTCGTTTGCAGAACTATCAACTTCGTAAAGAAGTTTGGGGCGGTAGAAATGCTCCAAAGCTTATCGACTTTGTTAAAGAAAACATTTCTTCTGGCATTTATGATGCCGACATTCTTAAATGGTACGATGAGAGAGAGTTCCATAAGATTGACGAGTATCTAAAACATGACCGTGATTTTTCGTTCACTTATGCTGGTATTAAACAGTTGTGCGAGAAATACTTAGTTCAAAACCGTACTACAAAGAAAATCTATGAAACGCCGCAATTTGCTTATATGCTTATTGCTATGACTTTGTTTAGGAACTATACGTCAAATAGACTTCAATACGTTAAGCGAGCCTATAATTACTTTAGCCAACACAAGATCAATCTTCCTACGCCAATTATGGCGGGCGTTCGCACGACTTTGAAGTCTTATGCTTCATGCGCCCTGTTCACTGTTGACGACACTTTAGATTCGATTTTCGGCAATAATACCGCTGTTGGCCTAGCAACTGCCAACCGATACGGTATCGGCATGAATATCAGCCGCATTCGCGCTGTAAACAGCCCAGTTAAAGGCGGCATGGTCAGTCATACTGGCCCAATTCCGTTCTTGAAGATGTTTGAATCTACCGTTAAGTCTTGCCATCAAAACGGTATTCGCGGTGGCTCGGCAACAGTTAACGTTGCTTGGTTCCATCACGACATTGAAGACATTATGGTTCTCAAGAACAATGCTGGCACTGATGACAATCGTGTTCGCAAACTTGATTACTGCATTGGCTTTGATCGTTTGTTCTATGATCGCGCTATGTCTAACAAGACTGTAACTCTTTTCTCTTACCATGAAGTTCCTGAACTTTGGAATAACTTTGGTATGGAAGGTTTCAAGGAGCTTTACGAAGCTGCCGAAAAGAACAATAAAATTAAATTTAAAAAGGTCGTTAACGCCAGAGAACTTCTTTTCTTATTCTCTAAAGAACGTGTAGAGACTGGTCGTATTTATTTGATGAATGTTGACCATGCTAATTCTCATGGTTCTTGGACTGAACAAGTTGATACCGCTAACCTTTGCTTGGAAGTTAATCATCCATTAACTGCAATCAAAGATGTTAACGATAAAGATGGTGAAATCGGCGTCTGCATTCTTTCTGCTGTTAATCTTTTGGAAATTTCAGAAGATGAAATGGAATCAGTGTGCGATGTTATTGTTCGGATGCTTGAAGAACTGATTGACCATCAAAATTATTTCGTTCCAGCGGCGGAGAACTTCGCTAAGAAGCGTCGTAGTCTTGGCGTTGGCGTTACCAACTTAGCTGCTTGGCTTGCTAAACGAGAAATCAAATACTTCGATAAGCAAGCTCCTAACAAGGTTGCTGCGCTTATGGAGTCTATCAGCTATAATCTTATCAAAGCTTCTGTTGAGATTGCCAAGGAAAAAGGTAAGTGCGAAAAGTTCCATCTTACTAAATTTTCTCAAGGAATTCTTCCAATTGACACTTACTGCAAGAACGTTGATGAGTTCGTTACTGAGAAGCTTCATTTTGATTGGGAAGCTCTTCGCAAAGAAATCGCTCAACACGGTATGCGCCACAGCACTTTAACAGCTATCATGCCTGTTGAATCTAGCTCCGTAATTCAGTCTTCAACAAATGGTATTGAACCTCCTCGCTCGCTTATCTCGTTTAAGCGTTCAAAAGCTGGAGTTATATCTGTTGTTGTTCCAAACATTAAAGAGCATAAGAGACACTATACTATCGCTTCCGAAATGCCAAACAACGACGGTTATCTTAAAGTAGCCGCCGCTATTCAAAAATTCGTAGATATGAGTATGTCAACAAACTTGTATTACAATACAGCCAATTATCCAAATAAAGTTCCGCCTCAAACTGATCTTGTTCGTGATATTCTCTTGGCTTATAAGTATGGTATTAAAAATCTTTACTATACAAACACATTTGACGGCGATACACAAACCGTGTTGGGTTCAGCGACAGAAGTTAAAAAAGTAGAACCAGAAGCAGAAGCAGATAATTGCTCCAGTGGAGCTTGCACCCTATAAAAAATGAAAACAGTATTAAATACCATTAACACAGACTCTCTTAAACAGCCGATCTTTCTTGGCGAAGATTTAGCTATTCAGCGTTATGACCGTTTGAAGTATCCAAAGTTCTATGATCTTTACGATCAACAGATGAACTTCTTTTGGCGACCACAAGAGGTTAATCTTACTAAAGATTCCGCTGATTACAAGAACTTGTCTCCAGAAGAACGTTTCGTTTTTGATAGCAATCTTCGCTTTCAGACGATGACTGACTCTATGCTTTCGCGCAGTATCAATTCTCTTGCTGATTACGTTAGCAATCCAGAGCTTGAAATTTGCATGAACGTATGGTCTTTCTTTGAAACTATTCACAGTAATAGCTATACTTACATTCTCCAAAACGTACATCCTGATGCTACTAAGTTCTTTGATTCCATCTTAGAAGATAAAGAGATCGTTAAACGCGCAGAAGCTATTTCTAGCCGATATGACGCGCTCTTGAATACTAAGAGCAGCGATCCTAAACAGCAAATCTTTGATGCTTTGTTGGCGACTCAAATTACCGAAGGTCTTACCTTCTACGTCTCATTCGCTTGCTCGTTCTATTTCGGCTATCGCGGCAAGATGGAAGGGAACGCAAAGATCATCAACTTGATTTCCAGAGACGAGAATCTCCATGTTGCTATCACGCAAAACATCTTTAAAATTCTCCGAGATAATCCAAAAGAAGGCTTTCAAGAAATAATCAAGAACAATGAAGACCGTGTTTATGAAGCTTATCGTATGGCAGTGGACGCTGAAAAAGAATGGGCCGATTACCTTTTCTCTCGCGGCAGCTTGATTGGCTTGACCCCTGATTCTCTCAAGAACTACGTTGAATGGCTTGCTGATAACCGTTTAACTTCTATGGGTTACAAGAAAATCTATAATGTTAAAGCTAATCCTCTTTCTGGATGGTTGAACAGCTTCTACGATAGCAAAAAGATTCAAGTTGCGCCTCAAGAAACAGAAATCTCGTCCTACGTTAAAGGCGTAGATAACAAGATGGATGAATCTGTTTTCGATATTAAGCTTTAATCTAAGTAAAGATTATCGCCTCGTGGGTCAATCCAGACTCCGTTTACTCTAAAAAGCTCAACTCTTTCGTTGGGCTTTAATACAGTTATGTTTTCACCATTAGCTGTATCTCCGTCTGGATTGTTAACGTAGATATCGTGTTCGCCAATGTTCACGAAGTTTAGCGACGAACCTTCAATAACGTCTTCGGGAACGACTACAGTAGAGTTGCTATTTGTATTAAATACATGAAGAATGTCCATTTCTGTTGGAGCAATGATTTCTGGGTTTTCAATTCTTTGAACTAGTCCGTTACTTCCTGTAATAGTTTCTCCATTGTAATCAAATTCTACGTTTATTTCAGCTACTGTATCAGCGTTAAGCCCAATTCCATTCCAGTTGATTGTTCCTAATGATACTATTTTGTATCTAATACCTTCTGTCATGTCAGCTGCGCTGATTTGTCCTTCGTCAGCATTTCCGTTAAGCGTTTTCTTTTTGTAAGATTTAGTTATAGCTTCTCTCTCTTCGTCAACTAAATAACCGCTGCAAACAGCAGACATGATACCAGTGCCAAAATCGTCGTAAGGTAAGAATTTATAGTAATAGTCTGTTGATCTCTTTATTGATTCGTCACTCAATTCTATGACGTTAAGTAGTCTTCTGGTATCGGTCATTAGATATTCTCTATGATAGTTAGTTTTCTTCGATACGTCTGGAACGAAGCCTGATACATCTCCTGTATATATATCTACTTTATAAACATCTTTATTTGATAAAGGCGAGTAGCAGTTAAAGACAAGTTTGTTAAAAGAAACTTTTTCTGGTAGAACTGTCATAGCAATTCCAGAGAATCCTATTTTGCCAGTAGGCACAGCGGCCAAATCAGCGATTCCCATTGGATTGTTCTTAGTTTTTGGCAACTCTCTACCTTCATTTTGTCCGTAATCAGTATAATGCTCTAGTCCGAAACTTTCTTTAGATATTGATTTATCGACATTCTTGTTATAAAAGTCCAGTAAGTCTCCATATAGATTAATATAAGCTTCGTAGTCTGGGTCTCCATCGCCTCTATAATTAATAGTGATTCCAGCAACAGAAGGAGTTGATCCTTCTTCAATTCCGTTAAAGCCTGTGGCGCTTAAAAATGCGGACACTATATCTCCATAGGAAACATCCGTTTCGTCTTCGCTTCTGAGCATTGTTCCAGCACTATCTCTTAATCCAGAACCAGTGACTATATTGTTCGTTCCGCTATTCCATACAGCTAATCTTTGGTATGATTGATTCCCGTAGATACCAGAAAGAATTTGATACGGCGAATCTTGGTAAGAGTCGATAACTTCAATATCTCTATACGAAGGAGGAATGTTTGTTGCTTGATAAATTCCAGTAAAAAATTTACCATTAGTATCTTCGATTTTGATTCTCAAGCCTAAGTTTCTAGAAGCTTGTACGTTTTGATAGTTGCTTTGTTCTCTGCTTACTAGCTGTTTGTTAGCGTTTTCATCTATTCTGTAAGAGAATCCTTGGTATTGTTTTACAGTCTCTAAAACTGCTCCACCTTCATTGAGGATTTCCAAGGTAACTTTTGGAGGAAACTCGATGAAAGGGTTGCGTCTCATCTGATCAATATTAGAAACTATTCCGCCTGTTGGATCAATGTATTTCCATCTGAATGTTAAATCGGCTGATGTAAAGTTTCCTACGCCAATGCCAGTAAAGCATGAATCAGAAGATTTGTAGCCAATATTGTATCTCAAGCTATCTGTATCAGCTGTATCTAATTTGATTCCACTAACCAATACAGAATTAACTGTTATTCCGCCAATTTGCAGTGTTGCTTGCGGTAAAACTTGTATATCAATTGACGCAGCTCCATCAGATAAGAATTTGTAAGGAGTAATTCCTTGGGTGTAAACATCAATATCGTATTGACCCCATTTTTCATTGATCGGAATAGTAACTTTATTAGTTCCAGATGGTACTGCAAAAAATTCAGTTAAAGCAGAATCGTTACTATTTGAATAGTCTGGTCTGCTTACATAAATTTTATAACCATTGATTGGCGTACTTGTCACCTGTTGCCAAGTAACGTCTAGCCCAGTTCCTCCGTATATTCCTGTGCTTGTGATAGATGATACTGGGTCTGGTTTTATAATTTTATCGTAAGGAGAGGCGACATATTGACTTGGCGAATTGTCAGCGATTTCTCTTTCCACAAAGTTTTCTTTGTCTGGCATATACTGCAATCCAACAATACCGTACTGATTAGCCTCTTCTTCTTTTGTAGCGATAGTTTTATAGTATTTAGGCTCGACTCCTGAACCGCTTAATACATAAGTGCTTCCAGCTGAAAGCAAATCTAAGTTTCTTGCTGATGTATCTACATTTAAGTTGTAATATCCAATAGGATAACCAGTTCCATATACTAATCCGCTATAACCTAAACCTGAACCTTCTGCGAGCGTAGCTAAATTACTTTCTCCAAGTGGACCTGCTCCAGCATGGATTTTATTTATACCTAAAGAAAGGAATGTCCCAGTAATATGAGCAGTCGTTAGTTCTGTTGTGATTGGTATTTTTTCACCGTTTTGTTTTACATAAAAGTTTTTTGGGAATCCGTATGTTGAATATCCTAAAGAATTTCCAGCAGTCCATTTATTTCCGACTTCAAATGTAGTTGGTGATTTGTGATCTTGAACGCACAAATAAACATTTCCGTTATTCTTTACTCTATCACCAACCCTATATCCGAAATCAAAGGTCCAATCTTTAAGGTTTGTAGCTTGATTGTTTCCAATATCAGCTTGAGAGATTGTGTAGTATGGGCGCAGCTTGCTTAAAGCCAACAAATCTCTGTAATAGAAAGTTAAACTTCCTTGATCACTTAGATTCTTAGAAGCTCTTTCGATGATTCTGTAGCCACCTTTAATAAACGCAGCCGCGTATCCGAAAGAAGTTGAAGTTGCGGATATATTTTTACCAATTTTAAATACCTCTGTTGCTGCAAGATTTTTCCAATTAGCATTAGAAGCGGCGTATGAATTACTAATAACCGCGCCTCTTGTAAATATAGCTATAACATTACCAGCTAGCGCACTTGTATATACAGAAGAACTCCATACATCATCTAAATTAGATACGGTTGCAGAATCAATTCTAGAGCCATCAGCAGCAGATATTTCCGCAATAGCTACCACATTTTGGTTAACTTGCACTTGAGCGGAACCGTTTGTGTAAAAGAATGAATTCGACCCATCGACTTTGTAATCTATTTTGCCTAGCCAGTTGTTGGCTACAGGAGCTATTAGTTGGCCTGTTCCAGCTGCTCCAATTAAATCAACGTCAAGCCCAACTTCGTTAAATACTCCAGTTACTTGTTGATAAGATAAAGTATCCCAAGTTGGATTACCATCAGCTATTGTATTTTCTGGAAATCTATAAATGATTCCCGTCAAAACGCTATCTCCAGTCGTAACAGCGCCAGAAAGTCTTCCTTCTTCCAAATGAACATCTGTGATTACAGAGTCCATTAAGAAATTACCAGTAACAGTTAAAGTACATCCGTATGCGTCATCTTGAACTTGCTTGATGTTTAGTTGTTTTAATTGGCTTTGGCGTCTAGCTCTGATATTTTCCAAAGTTCCAGTAAAATTTCCGCTGGCGTCATTGAGCGCATTTAAATCAGATACTTTGTAATTTCCAGAAGGAATGTGTACAAATATCCCAGAAGATAATCCTTGCTGAAACTCTCCATCAATTTTGATTGTTTTATTAGCTGAATCTACATCAAGAATTCTTCCAAATGTTCTTGCGACATTTTTAATTTCGTCGCTTACCACGAATAAATCCCCGATTTGGAGATAAGAGCCTTCTATGCCTGCGGTAAATGTCACCACTTCTGATTCGTTCATAGAAGTTGACATAACGTATCTTCCTATGCGTTTCGCTTCTGATCTAGAGGTGCATCCAGCGGCATTAATCTTAAACGGATTTAATCCATATTTGACTATACCTTCCGAATCTTCAACGTACTCTACTTTTGGTTTGTAAAAATCATATCTATCGTTATAAGTTATTTCTACGCAGGTATAACGTAAATTTTTAGCCGTATCTTCGTAATTGAAAACTCCATCTTTTACTGAAGAATTAGCGAACTGCATAACAGGTTGTTTCGGCATATCAGCAAAGAACGAAAAGCCTTCTGTCGTCCAATACAAAATACCTTTAAATACAGCGGAAATATCTTTCAATACATTGTAAGCTTCATCTTTGTTGTAGAAGATAATGTTACAAGTATATCTTGGCTCTAATCCGCCTTTGCCATCTGGAACTCCTCTAAATCTTCCGTCATCATCAACGCAATCACAATAACGACCAATATCATACAGAGTCCATTTATCTACGGCTTTAGAATCAATATAATTGCCTAATCCATAGTTAGGATCAGTAATAATGTCATACAATACCCAAGCAGGATTATCTGTCCAAGCGATCTTAAATGTTCCGTCCCAATCTCCATAGTATATCCTGTTGCTGTCATAAAAGTTATTATCGCAGAACTGAGTTAATTTAACGTCTGAATCGTGAAGCATACAGAACTTTGCTCCTCCTGTGTCCTCCGCAAGTTCTCTTAAAGTTCTTGTGCCAGAAAAATCTGAATCGTTATGAAAATAATAAATGTTAACGCCGCTTTCTCTTGCGTGAGATAACAACGTATCATAAGTATTTTGACTCATTGTTTCTGGAGTTGATCCAGAAAAATAAATAACTTTTCTAACAGTATTTTCCCAAACGCGCTTTAAGGTTGATCCTTCGCTTGATTTTCCTACCGTATCTGTAATACTAAATTGAGTTTTTCTTAAAAAGTAATTAGCGATAATAGTTTCATCTGGATTTGTAGAAATCTGAGTTGAACTCAAAGCATCGAACAATTTCTTATAAAGATTTGTATTATTTGCGCCATCAGAATCAGGAGTTTCTACCTCAAAAAAATCGCCATTATCCGAGAAAAACGTAAAGTTATTGATTATATCTCCTGTTTTTTCGTTAATTGTAGTGTTGGTTCCGTTTGATGTTTGCCAGATAGAAGCTCTTATATATTTATATCCAGAAATTAATTTAGAAAGCGTATCTTTTAAATTTCTTTTCAATAAAGCTCTACTTGCAAAATTCATGTTTTGATCAACCATGAATATAACGTCTAACGTATTTGGGTCTGCGTCATAATCAGGATTTGGATAAACATATCTTCTATCTAAACCGTTGCCTCCTGTCGGATAATAATTAGAAGGAACTTTAACCTTCTTCATCTTAACGTCGAATTTTTTTGAAGGAATATTTGAGAATGTTCTAGAGTCAAATTTTAATCCAACGTGAGCAGCCATTGGATAAGAGAAATTTCTGTCTATAACTTCAATTACAGCTTCTACGCTAACTTCTCTTTTCACCAAAGGATTGATAGTCTCTGGCGATTTCTTTTCTATCAAAATGAAACGATCTCTTCCGTTTACAGACGGAGGCAGCACAATGTCAGCAGACAACATTTCATTCTGCGTAATTGGACTTGTCTCGGTCGGTTGTGGGTCGTTTAGATCGTCTGACATAAATTATTATATTTTTAAGATGCTGTTATTGCAAATTTTCTTACATTATCAGCAGTTCCGCTTGCCGTTAATTTTACGAACGCATTGTCTGGCGACGTAGCCGAAATAGCTAAATAATGATCGTCTGCTACTGCTAACTTACTTGTAATCTCAGATGGTATTTGAAAAGAAAATGTTCCTACATTGACGCCTTCAGTAACAATTTCACTTGCTAAAGCTTCCCAAGTATAAGTTTGATAAGTGGACGAAGAGCGCCCGAAATCAATTTCGGCGACTACTTTGATAGCAGCTTTATGAGAAATAGTTGTATATCCACTATAAATAAAATAACTAGCTCTTCCTGAAACGGTTATAGAATTTCCTTTAACAAAAGAATTTGAAGCTAACGCATTAAACGTTTTATGAGAAGCTCCATCTCCAACTACAGAGTTTGTATATAAAATAGTATTTGGAGCTGTTGGAACATAGTTGCTTACCGCTTTATCATTTAAGTCGTATATAGTAGATAAAACAGCCGAATAATTTCTTGGGCTAATTCCTAACGCTACAACTTCTGCTTGTGTTTTTTGAATAGACATATTACGGTTCTCCTACTAGAGTTTGCCATTGATCTCTTACATAGCTGCTGTATTGATCTCTTGTACTAATCGAGGTACCTCCTAACCCTCCGATTCCTGAGTTTCCAACGCCGATATTTGCGTTAACAGTTCCTCCAACGCCCATGTTTGAACCATCTCCAATCATTAATCCGTATGGAGATTGAACGTAGCCATTAATTACTATAGTTCTATTGCCAAGAATAAGTCCACCATCTAATCCATATTTAATAATTAATTCTAAATTAGTAGCTTTGTTTGTTCCCAATCCTCCTTTTGAATCTCCTCCTTCGCTAACTGTATCAAATAACTGCTCTATTAATAAACTAATTTTTAATTTCTTAACGTCTTTGTTTTTGATTTTATGAATAAAGACAAAAGGGTCTTGATTTTCGCTGGGCCAACCATCACTGCTTTTTGCCCAATTAACGAAATTACCACCTGGTCTGTTATTCAAAGCGGCTTCTGTTCCTGTGTCTGTATTGGTGATTGGACCTAGTAATTTAAAGTTAGCTGGCCGAGCTATATATACTTTTTTGAAGTTATTTAACGGCTTTTGATTTTCTGTTCCAAAATTGATTTCCATCATTACGTTTCTGTAATTATATTCTCCTTTGTAATTCATGACAGGAGTATCATTCAAGTAAATCCCTTTTAACATATCTAAGCCATAAATCTTTTTACCAAATTGATCAACTAATCCGTAGATTGGACCTTCGCACAGTAAATCAACACACTCATATATAGATATTGATTTCAAAAGACGGCTATCTCCACCGGGTGGAATTAATTTAGGAGTAGCAGCGTCAGTTCCAGAACCAAATGCTCCTTTGAAAAATCTATATGGATTAAGTATTTTCATGTGTTATTCGCCTACTAATCTAGAATCACTAACAGAAGAAAATAATGATTTTTGAGCGTTAGAGTTTGAGAACTTTACATCTATTTTGACTGGAGAAGAATAAAGGGTATTAGATGTTCCAATTTTAGCGATACATTGCCATTTTGCTTTGTATATTGATAAACCAGATTTTGCAGATGTAAATAAATCAGAGCTTGGTCTTTCAGCCGTGAATCTAACTAATCGGTTAAATTCAGCAGAAGAGTGTTGTGAATAACTAAACAAATCCTCAAATACATATCCACCAGAACCGCTGATCGCTGTATTATTTCTATAAAATACGCTTCCTACTGCTGGAGAACTAGCGCCGATAGAACTCCAGTTAACGGTTCCCAACGTAATAATTTTGTATTTTTTACCAGCTACCATAGAAGAAGCGTTAATTAAAGCTCGTTTATTTGAAAATTTTACGTTCCTTTTTTGAGACAAATCATTATAAGATCTATGTTTCAAAACAGAAGATGGCAATATTCCGTATTGCGAATACGACTCTCCATCAAGTTTTGATCTATAATAAATACTTAATCCGTCAGAACCAATTCCATCTTGAAATCTAGCATTTAAACGATGGAAACCTGCGGTTAACATTATCTCTGTTGTTGTCGATGGTATATCTGCGATTGCTGGAGCTGGAACATTATTTAAAGCGAATCCATGCGAATCGTAATAAGAGCTAGCTAGCTGCCCGTCAATATGAAGATCACCAGCATCATCAGAATCTATCTTAAAATTAAACTTTCTTAAAGGATAAACTTTTCCGTTACTCGCCGTTAAAGCTGGCGTACCGTTCTTTACAAAAGTCATTCCAAGTTCAGGCATAATTGGCGCACTTCCTGATCCAGTTAATCCAATAGTTGCCCACTGACCTGTTGAGCCTATCTTCGTTATTTCGTAAGCCACTCCTGATTGTGCATCCACAATATCAATAACTTTAGTTTGGTCCATTTCTACATATAAATAACCATAAAACTCCATCATATAATTATCTATTGAGTTTCTGTCTCCGTCAGAGTTGATTATAGTTTGAAGATTTGTTTGATTAACGTCTCCAACATAAACTCCTTGTGTTGAAAATGCAGGAAAACTATCAGTTAAAGAATTGAATCCTGTTTCGGTTAGAGGAGATGTCACTAAACTCCATCCTGTAGGATCTAAAGATGGAATGACTCCAGTATTTGTTTTTAAAGCTTTGTATATATATTGATGAGATGGGTTTTGTATTTCCGACCAAAACCCAGTATTTACTGTTGACCCGCTTAAAGGAGCTATCTGCTCGACAGCTACAGCATAAGAACCTGTTGATGTTGAATATACTTCAGATCCGCTTGCGCCAGAAATAGTAAATGTAAAATTAGTTTGGCCTGTTCCTGTTCCTGTAACAGATATTAAATGCGTTCCGTTAGCGTCGGAGGTATTTGCTCCGGTTCCTATTAACTCAAATACATTGACGTTAATATTATTCAAAAATCCATGAGAGTTTTGCGTAGTTACTGTTACTACACTTCCAGATCTAGATGCGCCGCTAATTGTAGCTTCGCCCATTGAATCTCTTACAGCAGAGAAATAACGATCTTGGTAACTTACCAATTCTTTTTGCTTAAAAAAATAATCTTTATCCCACAAGCCTAATGTTAAATCATTAAATTCAGTTGGACCCCATTTTACTAAGGACCCACTTTCGTAAACGTTAAAGTAATTTGGTTCAGTATTTGAATTTCCAATTACTAGATTTGTTTTTAATTTAAATGATAATGGATCGTAAGAGCGGTAAACTAATCCGTCATTAAAAGCGTACGCAGTTTCCATCTTAATAGCACCGGGCGTAGTTGACGAAATCTCTTTCCATTCGTAACTAATATCTGGATTATATGTGTCTAAATTTGGATTCGACACAACTTCTCCATTAGTTTTAACTACAACTTCAACAGGATCACTGGCAACTTTTCCTACGCTAGTAGTTAAGATATTAATATAAGAATTAACCAAATTGATAGAAGAGAAAATTTGGCTATCTCCTAATTCTGTAGCCTGATTTGTAGAGAATCCATCTACATTTAATCCATAAGGGGATGGAGCTTCATCGTCAGCTATGATTTCGGTATAATCGCTAACAGGCATATCAGTAGGAGCCATTAACTTTTTAATGTCTGTTGCTAATGGATAATGATTTGTTGTAGAGCTGACTTGAGATGATCCAATCAAGAGCCGACCGTATCCAACTGGAACAGCTTGCCCTTGAGTAATATTGTTTGGTTTTGATCCGAAAAGATACGATTTTCCTCCCGCCGAAACCTCTTGATTAAAATCAGGTTTAGGTTGAGGAAATAAAAGAGACATTACTCCTTGAAGCGCGATGCTCGCACCTATCATTCCGATTATTCCAGCTGCACCAGCTAAACCTTTACCAGCGGCAAAGACGCCCATTGCTGCTGGCCCACCTATAGCCGCAAGCCCGCCAGTCACCGTTACGAGAGCTAAACCAATAGCGATCATAGCGAAAGCTCCTGCATTTTTGCCAGCCCCCCAAACAACAGGAACAATATGTATTTCTTGCGGAACTCTTTGTATTTCTAATTCTTTTGGGTCTTGCATTACTTCATCATCAATAATAATTCTATAAAATACTCCTTTAGCCATTAATTTCTTAACGGTTGCGATAAAACCTTTTCTATTAGAATTAATTGCGCGAAAAGTATCTTTAGCTGACTCAATGTTCAGCTTAAAATGCTCACCATAAAGATTTTTTAATTCTCCGTGCAGATAGATATTAGTCATACATCTCCTTTAATACTTTAATGTACTCTTTACTAACATGAGGAATCTTTGGCGTTAAAAGATTAAACTTCTCTGTTTGCTTGCTGTATATCAAATACGGAACACAAGAATTTTCGCAATTAAATTTATCAAACTTAGACTCTTCTTCTCCAGATGAAGGATGAGTATGATAGATCGCCATCAACTTACCACTTCTAATTTTCTTTACAACCTCTAATGGATGAATCTCAAATAAGTTATTTTCATAAATCGCAATGTTTTTAGCTGGTTCAGTTACAACTTTGCCATTTTCCATACAAACAAAGCCGCAAACTTCAAGATCAGATGTAGATGCGTGATCAATTATAGATTTCATATTATTGTCCGTTAATGCTATATTCTTCTGTACCGGGGAATCCACCAAAAGGCAAACATCCTTCGTTCCCAAATCTCATTCTGCATCCAGTAATAGTTTTGGAGCATTGATCAGCAACCCAATGTTCTTTATTGAATAATGGATCTTTATTTGGCGCTGATGTGTGGTTTTTCAAACAAACGTAAACTTTCATAAGAGGCTCCCAATTTGGGACTTCGTTAATGTCGCTCTTAGAAACTTTTATATTACTCGTCTCTCTGTAAACAAAGTCGCCTACTTTATAATTATTCCCATTGTTCTTCCATTTTAATTCGTTTTTAGCTGAAAGCAAAGTAGCTCTATCTATTCCAACTGATTTATTCAACGAAGCGTCAAATGTAAATTTCTGCGCTGAAGAAAGTTTTCCGGAATCTGTGGCGTCATAATAATAACGAGTAGTTGGAACTTTTGTCCAACTTGCTGTTCCTAAGTTAGTTCCTGTTTGATAATATAAATCTAAACCAAGAGAACCTAAATAGTTATAATGCTTGATCAAGATGTTATGATAACCTACTCCTAAATTTGGGCTAGAAACAACTACGTTAAATGTGCTTGGTAAATTCTCATTTCTCATTGCGCCTGTTCCATATTTATAAGCTACTTTAACTCCATCAATATATACTTCTGCCGAATCATCGACATCAATTCCGAAAGAGTAGCTACCATTTTCTCCTCGATCAACTTTAAAAAATCCATAAAATTCAGTAAAGCATTTTTCAGTAGCGGTTCCTATCACAACATCAGACAAAACTTCTTCCGAAGAATTAACGTAAATAGAATTGCGCAAATCTGTCACAAAGAAATCTGGATAATCTTCAAGAACGTCAACAGGAGGATCGCCAGCTAACGGAGGTAACACGGTATTAGTGTATTTTCTTTTAAGAATGCCTGACCTCGTATCCAGAACTACCGACAGTCTTTGATCGTACTCATTAGCTACTGGTCCGCCCATGTACCGACAGCCATTGCCTCTATAATGAAAAGAGCAATATCGCGCCATAACGATACGTTTCGGAAACGTAACGTTTTCTAATTCAAGCGGAGAACTAAGTTCAAATTCTACGATGGCTCTATTTTCACTAGATTTTCTTAAAATAAAGAAGACCTGATCTTCTAATCCTGCGTTAGCGTCCGCTGTTCCATAGGGATTGCGCTGTTCAGAAAAGTTGCTGTTATCTAAAAATCTAAGGAATACTCTTTTTCTAACTATCTTAGCTCCAGCGAGATTGTTGTAGCGTCTAATCAAGTTGGACATGAAAAAGTCCTGATTAGATACCATTAGCTTTGGCCTAGGAAGAGAGCCGTCGCCCTTGCTCTCAAATCCAGAGCTTTGTATAGGAAAAGGTACATATTCCTCTCCTTGCCAATAGATTGAGCCATTTATTCCATTAGTGCCGCCATGAATGTAAAGCTTCTCATCTGGCATATTAACGTAATCATAATAAATCACGAAGAATTCCAGCAACGCTGTTGGCTCCAGCGAAAATAACTCTGAATTAGCTTTATGATTAGATTCCCTTGACATTTCCTTTTACCTTTAGATTATATTACACCCATGAGTCAGAAAAACCATATAAAAATAGACGCATTTACGGTAATGCCAATGCGTTTGTCCGATTTGCCTGACGTTTTAAGGTTAGCCGTAAAAGCTCAAGCCTCCTTTGGTATAACCACAATAGCTTCGCCATCATTATTCTTTAAGGAAATATCTTTAAATCTTCAAAATAACTTTAGAACATCTTGCGTATTCAAAGACGATAAAGGCAAGATTTTCGGCGCGTTAGTGTTTCGTGAAACAACTAGCATTTCCGCTGAATTCACATATATGTTCTCTGATCCTAAATTTATCCATCAAACAGAACAAATCAAAAAAGCTTTCAGTAATTATTTAGAAACATCCAAATATAGCGAAATTACTGTTCATGTATTCAAAAAGCGCAAAAGATTCGACTCTTATTTAAAATTAATTAAATCCTATGGTTTCGAGGAAGTTAATCAAGAAAGCGAATTGTTTTTAAAACTTATTTATAGAAAAAGTTAAAGTTAATGTAATAATCTTAATGATTATGAACAAAATTAAACTATTCATCGTTTCGTTAATTCTAGCTGTTTTGGCTACCAAAGCTCACGCTGGTGTGCCATTTTATCTGGAATCCAAGAACAACACTGCCGCAATCGACTGGAATACTCAAACATATTCCCATGAAGCTCGCGTTGGCGTAGCTTATCCTTGGGTTTATGCCGAAGTTGGCAAAGGTCGCCAATACGTCAACTCCTTTAACAAGGGTGAAAACATGGAGACTTTTGAACTTGGCTCCAAGATTTCAATTAAGAAAGTTGACGTTAGGCTCAAGTTTGAAGGTAGTCATGGAAAGCGGTTGAATTCTAAATTCCCGCAAAAATTCCTTGACACGGGCGGCGAAGTCCGCATTAGATATAACTTCTAATGAAGTTTGACCGTCTCGTAAACCTAGCAAAAAATCTAATTATCTATGACGACACTGGAATCCGGTGTCGTCATTTTGCTTTTATACTGCACAAGAATCGTGTCATTTCTATTGGGAGAAACTCAAAGAAGTCTCATCCAATCAATAGAAAGTACGGTTATTTTGAAGGAAGCGGCATTCATGCCGAAGCGTGCGCCGTCATTAAATCTGGCAAGGTAGATCACTCAAAAAATATTTTAGTTACATTTCGTATTGACAGAAACGAAAAAGTAGCTATGGGTAAACCTTGCAAACACTGCCAAAAGCTTTTGGGCGATGTAATTTTCAAAGAAATTTACTACTCAAACGAAGAAGGCGAATTCACAAAATTTAATGAAAATCTTAATCATCGAAAGCACAAGCAAGAGAAAGCCGCTGTCAAATGAGTTTGACGATACCTCAATCGTTCATTGCCGTAACAGCTTGATTCTGGCCGAGGCACTCGGCGCAGACTTATTGGATGGCGAATACAAACTGCCACAAATTTTAGCCAACCAGTACGACGTAATCATTTGCGCGTATGCTTCACCGTATATGCCTCACGTTCCTTACCGCGAGATTCTAACAAAGAATCCAAACGCGAGGTACGTTTGGCTTGTTAACGACCATGACATTGAAGACAATCAGCTTCTTCGCTATGGCGTAATCAATCATGGATTAAAGTATGATATGATCTGCAATAATCCTCGTAGCGGTTATCGCCACTGGATTCTCAACAAGAACATTGCGGGTAAAAAGCTGAACGACTTTATCGTTGAATGGCTAACCGTTAATCTCAATTCTTTGATTATGGATACGCGCAATCCTACAAATCCTCAAGACAAAGAAGGAATCGTTTATTACGGTACATATCGTAAGCATCGCCAAATCTCTTTCGAGAAGTTCTTGACAGAAGGCGTGCATCTTTCTTGCTCGCCAAAGAACGTTAAGAAGTTTCAAGCAATCAACTGTAATTGTACTTTCGTCGATAAACTTTCGTGGAAGAAAAACGAAGAAGATTTGCGCAAATATAAATACTCAATCTACATTGAAGATTTGCATACGCACAACAACTATGCGTTCTTAGCTAATCGTTTTTACGAAGCTTTGATGAGTGATGTTGTAATGTTGTTTGACGCTGGATGCGAAAATACAATTAAGAATTGCGGATACACTTTATCCCCGAATGCTTTAATTGATGAAAAAAGATTGTCAAAAGGCTTGACAAGTTATGTTTCTTCTCTCAATTACGAGGAAGAGCTAAAGCATCAAAAGCAATTCGTTGCTCAAGCTTTCGCCGAAAAATCTGACGCTATCCAAAAAATTAAAAATTTCTTAAAATGAAGTACGAAATCACATTTGCTCTGACTGAAAAGTCACGCAAGCATCTTAACATTCAGGAGCTTACTCCTTACAAAGCCTCAATCATTTCCACGAATGATCTCAACGATTCAAAGTTAATGCTTCTTATCACTCTTAATGAAGAAGGTCTTCCAATTGAAACTCCAAGAAGATTTGAAATGGAAGTTAAGACCGTTGGATTTGGGCTAGAAAAACTACGCATTCTTGGGTGGCTTGTCTCGCAAGATTATATTTGTGACTGCATGATCACGCTTCATTCTTTTCGGCAACCTGACTCTGGATGGAAAAGCTAATGAGCAAATATCTTGTAACGAAAACTTACCCTCTTCTCTGTTTTAATTACAAAGAGAACTCTCAAACTGTTCTTCCTCTTTTCTCTGGAGACGTTCTCAATGTTTTCTCCAAGTCAAAAGACTTGTTCGATCAGGAAGTAGAGTATTGGGACTTCACAAAAAATTGGTCTGCCAAAATTGATCAAGACGCGCTATCAGCATTAAAGGAAATACAGCCATGATGACATATAAAGAACAAAAAGATATTTTATATTCCGAGTTCTCTAAAGTAAAAAAAGACTTTGAATCAATTTTGAATAAAAAGATTTCTCAAAAAAACTTTATAGAAGCTATTGTTGAAATGACCAAGTATGCAGTTAAAGTAGATTTCGAGCAAAACCTTGACCAAGAGGCAAGAAACCGAGTCGCTAACTTTTTTGCTGTTTGTCAACCTTATCTTGGCGAAGTTGTTTGGTCTAAACTCGATAATAAGAATTTAAAAGTTTGTATTAACTATGGAGAAAGCCCAATGGTTAGCTGGAACATTCCTGTTGAAACTTTCTTTATAGATCAAAATCAGTTTGAGCTTTCTGTTGGTATGTTAATGAATAGTTTTAGAGATTGTTTTCTTGGCTTATTCTTAGCTCCTAATTTGCGCCAAGCAGTATTAGAGGGCGACGAAGATGCAGTCAAAGCTCTTTATTCGTCGTTCTCTAGACCTTCGATGAACTCTACCGCAGTTAATCTAAAGTTGTTCAAAGAATGTTTTCCTGATTTCTATGAACACATTACCACTAAGCTCGACATTATGAATCTGGAGGAAATGACTGATTTTATTAAAAATAAAAATACAGAAGGCAAAAAGCCAGCTAAAAAACGTAAAGTTAAGTAATGCCTTACTTAAACGCTAATATTCCTGTTTTTCATGCTTATTTAAAAAGCGACTTTCTTTATAATCACACTGAACATAAGAAAGAGTATATCTCTTGTGAAGTTTTTGGCGTAACTTCTTTAACTCGTCGTTGTCTTACGTTTCAGATAATGACAGAGTATGGCTCTAGGCATGATAGAGTGCCGATTCATTATTTAACTTTATCTCCAGAACATACCGATTATCCTTTAGATTGGTTGCAGCTTTGGGACTGCTATTCAAATTCTTTATCGGTAACAAGATATGAATACCATAAGAACGCATCAGTAGAGGTGCAACTAAAGAATCACCAATGGGTTAAAGGCAAATACTTATTCACGATAGACTGGCACGATAATCCTGATGCTGCGTTTGGCTATTCTGAAATGGCTGGAGGACACAAATGCGGCCATCTTATCTGGGGTCTTCAAGACTCAACAGGCAAAGATTGTAATCAATTATTCTTTCAGCCAAATAATAGAGTCGTTTGGAAAGATGGCGGCGCTTTTATAGCTAAAAAATTAGAGAAGCCAGATTGGAAAGTCTTTGATAAAGAGTTTACTTGCGAAGGTAAAGGCAAGTGGGTTGCTTTAGACAACGACGATTACTTCTATCAATTCAAAGAATCCGATAAAAAAGTGTAATAGTATGATAAGTGAAGACACCATTTTTTCTAATTTTATTTATTTTTATTTCCAGTTTGCATGGAAGCGAGATGGTTCATGGCTTCAAGTCTCCGATTTTCAACGGAGCTAACTTTTCTGGACACGTTCTCACTGTAGAGAACTTAGCGAGAACTCGTAAGCAAGCTGTTAAGGATAACTTAAGAGCTGATCTTGAACAACAAAAGATTCAAGCTACAAATACTCCGCTTAATACTTTCATAAACAACTTACAGGCAAGAATTTATTCTCAATTAGCCTCACAAGTTACAGATCAGATTTTCAATTCAAACGGCGAAACGTTTGGTATTATTAATTTACAAGGTGGCGCAACAGTCACTTGGCAAAAGAACGGCGATTTAGTAACGCTGTATATTAACGACCCAGCAACAGGCAGTTCGACGCAAATTCAACTTCCTGTTGGAGTCCTCAAACCAGGAGGTGGATAAGAATGAGATGGTTAACTCCATTCTTGCTTCTTTTCCTAGTAGGTTGCTCATCTTTTCCACAAAAACCTGCTATATTAGAGAAGCCTAAGCTGCAAGCTCCACCTTTGGAGCAGCAGTTGCGTAATTTGCCGCCTCCAGAGAGTGCTAGAATCAGCATTGCCATCTATTCCTTCGTTGATAAGACTGGCCAACGCAAAACTGTAGATTCCTACGCCTCTTTCTCTTCCGCAGTCACGCAAGGCGCGGAAAGCTGGGTTATAGACGCTTTGCGCATTGCTGGCAACGGTCAATGGTTTCAGGTGCTAGAGCGCACCAGTTTGGACAATATCATTAGAGAACGGCAGCTAATCAACCAAACAAGAGAGACCTTTCAAGGCAGAGACGCTGAAAAGCTCGCTCCTATGCTGTTTGCTGGCATTATCGCAGAAGGCGGCATCATTGGCTACGACACCAACATAATTACTGGTGGAGCTGGCGCAAGCGTTCTTGGCATATCGTCTAGTACTCAATACCGCAAAGACGTTGTTACAGTGTCGCTTCGTTTCGTTAGTGTACAAACAGGCGAGATATTACTTAGCGTAGCTGTAACTAAAACAATTTCTAGTGTCGCGGTTTCAGGTAATCTATTCAAGTTCTACGAACACGGCGTAACTCCTGTGGAAGCTGAACTTGGATTAACTGCCAACGAACCAAATACAATAGCTGTTAGAAGTGCTATTGAGCAAGCAGTGATAGAGATAGTAGATCAAGGGCAGAAATCGGGACTCTGGAAATACAAAACCCCTCAAAAACAATGAAAATCAAAATATTAGTTTTATATGTATTTTTATCAGCCCTTTGCTTTGGGCAAAATCAAATATACATTAACCAAATCACCACTACTGGTACAACAACTATTGTTCAAACTGGTAGCGTTAATAAAATTGGTTCGTCTGGTACTCCCAGCGAAATAACATCCGACAATCTCTCTTTCGAGATGAGACAAGTTGGAGACAATAACGAAGCCAACTTCTCTATGATCGGCAACAACTTAACGCTTAAATCTATTACCACTGGCAATAGCAACAACTTAAAGATGTTCACGAACGGAGCAAATAACGATATTGACTTAACCTTTACTGGTAATTCAAATACATTTTTGCTCAATAAAGACGCTATCGCTAACAGCACCGACAAAGCGACCACTGTTAATGGCGATGTCAAATTCGTCGTTACTGGTAGCAGCAATGTAATGAAAGTTGGAATTGATGATGGCAAATATAATGAATTAGATTATACCATCACTGGTTCCAGCAACACGCTAACTACAACTCAAGCAGGTAATCCGAGCGGTAATGCTGCTGGTAGCGGTCATAGTCAAGTTGTAACTGTTTTAGGAAGCTCTAACACAATGACTTTCCAACAAGCAGGTTTAGAAAAACAAACCTTGACCTACAATTTGACTGGCAGCTTCAATACAGTTTCTATTCAACAAGGCACAACTGCTGCTAATTTAACTCCTTTTCCATAACTTGAGAATTGCCGTTATATTTTTATTAACGGCTTTATCTCTTTTTGGTTCATCTGGTAAAATAACAGAGGCTACTGGGCCAACTCAAATTACCAGAGATAAGGATAAGATTGAGGGCAAAGCTAACGTTGGGATTGAGATGTTCGATACAATCGAAACACTTCGATCTCGCGTTGACATTTCCTTTGTGGATGACACAAGAGTTCAAATCACAGAGTTCTCTAAACTTAAGATTGATGAATTCGTTTATGATCCGTCAAGCGGCAAAGGCTCTTTGTCTATCAAAGCTGCATCAGGAACCATTAGATACACTTCTGGATTAATCGCCAAGAACAGCAAAGAAAACGTAAAGATTAAAACTCCAACCGCTGTTGTGTCAGTAAGAGGAACTGACTTTTCTATGAGCGTTGGAGAAGATGGCAAAAGTTTAATTGTTCTTTTGCCGTCGCTTCCAGCGTTAACTGGCTCGCCTCCAGTGGTAGGCTCTATCGAAGTTACAAATGCGAGCGGAACAGTAGTGTTGAATCAGGCGTATCAAGCCACTTTCATTTCTTCCGCTTTCTCTAATCCAACGTTGCCAGTTATTCTTGATTTAACCGATGAATCAAAGATCAATAATAATCTTCTTGTAGAGAGTAATAAATCTATTACGAAGAATAGCAAAGAAACAAAAAAAGTTTCTTCTGAAAAAGATAAAGTTGAAGACAAGAAAGACGACAAATCAAATAAGAAAGCTGGAGACACTAAAACTCAAGTGGCGCAACAAACTGCTGCTGAATCAGTAGCAGAAGCCGCAAGCACAACAACAGATGCCCCGCCTCCAGCTAAACAAGAAACAGAAGTTGCCCAAATAAAACTGGATGCTAAAATAGAAGCTCCAACAGTTGAAGCTCCAAAAGTAGAAGTTCAAACACCAGTGGTTGTTAAAGAAGTTCCTAAAATTGAAGTTCCTTCGATCACGAATCCAATTCAGACAAATAATATAACATCAGGAACAACTACCGTTAACAACGGATTCACTACTGATGGAAAGTACGCTTCATTATATTTATCTACTGATAAAGGTGTAATCAGATTTACCACCAAATACGACGCTAACTCTACCGTTACCGTTAACGGTCAAGCTTATGTTTTAAACTTTGGGGAAAAAAGTAAAGTTTACATTACTCAGAGATGAAGAAATATAAAATCTATACCGCAATAGCTTCGCTGTTAGTTTTGATCTGCCTCTTAACTTTAAGAGTTAAAGACCCATTTTTTGTTGAGACTGCGAGGCTAAAAACGCTAGACTATTATCAAATCACTCAAGAGAAAGTAAAAAGCGAAAGTGTTGTAGTTGTTGAGATAGATGAGAAAACTCTTGAGAAGCATGGTCAATGGCCTTTCCCAAGACAAATCTTAGCTAACGCAATAACAAAAGCTTTTGATAACGGCGCAGAGATTGTCGTGTTGCCAATTATCTTTGCTGAGAGCGACAGATTCAATGGAGACTCTGCGCTAAAAGAAACTTTCGGCAAATATCCTGTAATCATTAGTCAGTCTGCGGCAAATAAAGGAAAAGGCTCGCCTGTGCCTAGAGGAGTGTCAGTAATCGGCGGCGGCATAGATGAGTGGCTATTTGATTATCCTGCGGCGATTGGGCCAACAAAAGAGCTTGGCGAAGCTGCGGCTGGCGTTGGTATGCTGCTAACAGCTCCAGAAGTTGACGGCGTAGTTAGAAGATTGCCGCTTATCGTGCAAGTGAACAAAGAACTTTATCCAACACTGCCATTAGAAATCTTGCGCGTAGCTTCTAATGATCCAAGCTATCAAGCAAAAGTTAATCAATCTGGCGTAGCTGCAATTCGCATTCCCAAATTTAAAACAATTAAAACTGACGAGAATGGGCGAGTTTGGTTGAACTTCAAATACACTTTTGATTCTTTTTCCTTCACCAAAGAAGATTGGTCTGAGGTTAAAGGCAAAATTGTTATGATTGCGCCAACGGCAGAAGGTCTTTCAAACACTGTTGCAACATCAGTTAACATTAAGAATGGCTACGAAATTCCTTTGTTTGCCGCACAAATGCTTTTAGATGACTCAAGATTAGAAAGACCATCAGAGTTTAACACTTACGAGATTCTTTATGGTTTAGTCGCGGCGTTAGTTGTTATCGTCGCTTTCATTTGGCTGAACTACTTAATTTGTGCTGGGCTATCTATCGCTTTGATGATTGCGCCTGTGGTCTATGGCGTCAAAGCTTTTAGCAACGGACTTCTTTTTGATTACAGTTGGATAGTTGCCGCTCTTTTCATCTGCTTTTCTGTGTCTGCGTTTATGCGTTTCATCAATGAATTTAAACAGAAACAACAAATTAGAAAGCAGTTTGAACACTATCTTGCTCCTGCAATGGTCAAAAAGCTGCAATCTAATCCAGAGCTTTTAAAACTTGGCGGCGAAACCAAAGACTTGACGATCTTATTCTCTGATGTTCGCGGATTTACAGCACTTAGCGAGCACTTTAAAACTGACCCGCAAGGTTTAACTTCTCTAATAAACCGTTACATGACTCCTATGCTAAAATTAGTTATGAGCAAAGATGGAACTGTTGATAAACTGATTGGAGATGCAGTAATGGCTTTTTGGAATGCTCCTGTTGATGTTGCTCGCCACAAAGAATTAGCTATCGAGTGTGCCGTTGAGATGTTCACGAAACTTGATGAGCTAAATAAACAACTTGCATTGGAAAAATTACCGCAACTTTCGATTGGCGTAGGAGTCAATTCTGGTTCAGTTGTAGTTGGAAACATGGGTTCCGAAAATCGCTTTGACTATACTTGCCTTGGAGACGCTGTTAATCTTTCGTCGCGTTTAGAAGGCCAAAGCAAGCCTTACCACGTTGAAATTGTTATCGGCGAGCAAACCGTGAAAGGCATCGAGAACTCTTTCAATTTCCTAGAGTTAGACAACATTGCCGTCAAAGGCAAAAAAGAAGGCGTCAAAATCTATACCGTAATTGCGAACGACGAGAAGGCAAATAAGATTGTTTCTCATCACAAGAAGATGATGGAGTTCTACTACGAGATGAACTGGCAAGAAGCGGAAATCTATTTGACTAGACTAAAAACGGAAAACTCAAAGATGATGAGGTACTACGAGATGATGGAAAGCCGAATTTCTGAACTCAAAACCGCAAACTTGCCTAAAGATTGGGATGGCGTTTATCACGCAACTAGCAAGTAATCAAAAAATTGCACCAGCATCTTTGTGCATCTTGATGATCTTGTCAAGCACTTGCAAAGCTAAACCAAAATTCATGCTGTCAATAGCGCTAATTAAAAGCTTTTTTAAATCGTAAAGTTCGCTTTGATCTACTCCAACAGTTTCAGCTTTCTGCGGAGAAACTAAACCCACAGGCGAATTTCTAGCGTACATTGAAGCCGCATCTTTAATGTTTGGCCCAAAAGAGATAGAATTGACAGGAGAAATCTGCATTCTAATTTATTTTACACTTTTTTCAAGAAAAATCCTAAAAACGCTTGACACACCTGCAAAAATCACTTTGATCTACCTTGTAAATGAAATTCACTCCCGAAAATATATCTTCTCTTGAGCCTCACCAAATCTTCGTATTTGGCAGCAATTTAGCTGGAATTCATGGTGCTGGAGCTGCTGCTCTTGCCCACAAGAAATTCGGCGCAATTTGGAAAAAAGGCGTTGGGCTTTATGGCCAATCTTACGCTTTGCCAACCAAAGATCATCAAATCATTACTTTGCCGCTTTCTGACATTGAATACCAAATCGACTTGTTTTTAGGTACAGCTAGTCTCTTTCCTCAACTTGAGTTTTTGGTAACTAAAATTGGCTGCGGTCTTGCTGGATACAGCGTTGAAGATGTTGCCGCTTTATTTAAAGGAAAAGAAATTCCTTCTAACGTTATTTTGCCAGAATGCTTTCACAAAATTATATATGAAAATTAAAATCACCAAAGAACAGCGAGCAAAGATTGCTGAGATTAGAAAACTAATTGCAGCTCATCAACTAGAGCAAGATAAGATTGTTGATAGCTTTATCGCATCTATGAATTTAGGAGATGAAGTTGTTAACACGGGCACTTATGTTTGTAAGAAACAAGAAGTTGTTTGGGATTACATCTACAATGATTCAAAATGGATGGTTGAACTGGAGTAATTATGAAAGCAATACTAGAATTTAACTTACCCGATGATAACTATGAGCATATGCGAGCTATTCATTGCAATCAAGCATGGCACTCATTGTATGAAATTGATGCTATGTGCCGCAATTTATTGAAGTACGGCAACAATGATTGCAAAACTGTAGAACAACTTGCTCAAGCTATCCGAACAGAAGCAGGAAATGCTCTTCATCAGGTTGAGGAATAGTTATGAAACTATTTCAACGCTCTTTACTTCATTACGTTTTTTGGGTTACATTCATATACCTTTGTGTAGGCAGTTATAACGTATATGTCTATAGATTTACAGATATCATCTTTATTCAAATGATCTGGCTATTCATGCTGGCTCTTCCACTTTGGGTTAAACCTCTTGCTAAATTTTTAAATACAATTACATAATTCCTATGAAAAGCAAAATCCAACAACTTGAAGAAGAAATACATGAACAATGTGTATTGAACGGTAAGGGTGCTGAACGTGAAGCAGCTTTGCTTGGCAAAGTTCAGCGTCTTGAGAAGGATAATGCCATCTTGAAGAAAAAGTATAATATTTTATTCCAATATATGACAGATGCGAATGTTAAAATACATAAGGCAATAATGGACGCACTTGACGTTGGTGAGTAGAAACATCTTGACATTATATAAAAATTATACATTATACACACTATGAAAACAGAACTAGAACAAAAACTATTTGAGAAGTATCCAAAGATTTTCGGCGACCGTACCAAGCCAAAGACCGAGAGCTGTATGTGTTGGGGTCTTGAAGTGTGCGATGGTTGGTACGATCTTATTGATATTCTTTGCGAAGCTCTTACCTACACCTACACTACTTCTATCCAAGTAGATAAAGAAGATGGTGAGCGTCTTGGTGTCAAACCGTTTATTAACAAGGACGAGGAAGCTACCTATTACTTTACAGTGCGGCCACCGCAAGTTATTGCAGAGCAAGTTAAAGAGAAGTTTGGCACACTTCGTTTTTATTATCGTCTTGAGTTTGATGAGAAAAACGTTTCTCTTTTAAATACTAAAAAATATCCTGAACTTCAAAAAATCAATGATCGGTTTAGTAATTATCTTGATGGCACCATTCATTTTGCGGAGACCGCTTCTGGCAAAACTTGTGAAGCGACAGGCCAACTTGGTGAACTGCATTCGCGTGGCGGATGGTTAAAGACATTGAACAAACAATTCGCAAAGACCAATGTGACGACACAAAACTATCTTCCTTACTCGGAGATTGTTAAAAATGAAAATTGTAATTAACACTTGTCACGGTGGCTTTGGGCTTTCTAAAGAAGCTCTTGCCTTTTATAATGAACGCGCTGGTACTGCGATTAAATATGAAGATGACATTAAGCGTAACGATCCTATTCTAATACAAATTGTGGAAGAACTGGGTGAAGCTGCAAACGGTTCTTATGCTAGACTTAAAGTTGTAGAGATTCCCGATGATGTCGAATGGACGATTAAAGAATATGATGGAGACGAATGGATTGCTGAAAAACACAGAACTTGGAATTAATATGAAAAAGAATAAAGACATGAAAGTAGAAATTGATCCAGATACAGCTGACGGTATTGTTCGCGCTTCCGTAAAACAAACCATCGCATACCTTCGTGAAGACATTGCAGACCTCAAAAAGAAAAAGAAAACCGAGTATTATCAAAAACACGAGTTGGGTGAACTCATTATAACTTTGGACGCTATGGAAAAGACTTTTGATTATTACGGAGGTAACTTAAAATGAAAATAAAAGTAATTCAAGAAGATATTGATATTGGTTGTAGATCTCATGACGTAAATATCTACTTCTGCCCTATTGCTTTGGCAGTTAAACGAAAAATGAATATTGAACGCGGCGTCGCAGTTCATCAGGAAGATATATCAATTATTACTATTGGTCAACAATGTCGTTATTATAAATTGCCCAAAAAAGCAAAAGAATTTATCAAACGATTTGATGAAGGTAAAAAAGTAAAACCATTGTCATTTGAAGCGCGAAAGACAAAATGATAATCCAAGTAACACAAAAAGATATTGACAAAGGACTCAAATCAACTTGTTATTATTGTCCAGTCGCTCTTGCTTTTAAGCGTAAACTTAAAAACAAAGTTCCTTGTGGCGTTGCCGTTAACGCTAAAAACGTACATAATTTTAATGGAAAATCATGGGACAGATACAACCTACCAAAAGAAGCAAAAAAATTTATTCAACGATTTGATAACGATAAACCTGTAAAACCATTCGCTTTTGAAATTGAAAAGGATTTAAAATGAAAATCAAAGTAACTCTTAAAGATATTGAAGAAGGATTTCGTGGGAGTTGTTATGATTGCCCCGTAGCTCTTGCATTTAAACGGGAAGTTAAACCGACAACCCAAATTGGGTTGAATGTTGGCGCTGAACGAATACTTCATCGCGAAGTACATGAATGGGACACATACACACTGCCTAAAAAGGCGCAAACTTTTATTAAACGATTTGATAATGGGAAACCGGTTAAGCCATTCACTTTTGAAATTGAAAAGGATTTAAAATGAAAAAGAATAAAGATTTAGAATACTATCAGAACGAATGCCAACGTCTTCGTTCCGAACTTAACTATAAGTTCCAGACTGATCCGGTAACTGC